AGTTGCTTCATGTCACAATTTTGTGCCTCATCTAAAATCATCATGGACCTATCGAATGTTGCACCTCTCATGTAGGCCAAAGGTCTAAATTCAATTGTACGCTCAGAAATTAATTGGCCAAGTTTTTCTTTGGTAATTATTTTTTCCATGGTAATAAGAAAACTTTCCATGAAAGGACTAATTTTTTCACTTACATCTCCTGGCAAACTTCCAAGCTTTTCTCCTGATTCCTGAATTGGTTTTGTAAAAATTATTCGATCTATTTCTCCTTTCTGAACCATCTTTAAAGCCGCATAACATGCGGAGAATGTTTTAGAAGAACCTGCTGGACCCCAGCAAAATGTAATTGTATTTTTGAAAATTTTATCGCAATAACTTTTTTGTTTTTCTGTGAAATTTACTTCGTGGAAATCTCTTGAGGTAAGTTTACTTTTTGCTGCCGGCATATTTTAGTGTTGTGAATTGTTTTGATATATATTCAAAATTAAAATTTGAAACAATGTCAACTGTCAGTACAACCTCTATTTTAGGTTCAGATTCCATTTCAGCCTCAAGAATTACGATCAATTCCAATTTTCTTCTTTTGCAAAATTGGATCAATCAGTATGTTGATGTATTTAACATAGATTCTGTCAATGGAATTTTGGATTTATCTTCTGCCTCCACTGGAAGAATTTCAGCTAAAACTGGTTTATTCGATCAAATCATAGTTCCTGTAGGAGGAACAGCATTGGCACAAATAAATTCGGCTGGTGTTGGGCAATTTGTAAGTTTGGCCACAACCACTTTAACTGCAAGTGGGTTAAGCACTTTCAACGGACCTCTAACTGCAAATGGAACATCTACATTCAATTCAACCGCAAATTTGATCGGAACTACCAATGTAAGCGGAGCTTTTAATTTATTACTTGGCGGTCATTTCGTAGGTCAGAACACTATTTATGAAGCTGGTGCAACTGCTGGGCAGCCTTTCCCTTCACCTTCTTCTGGGGGTGGGGGAAGATCTTCTTCTTCGTCTGTTCCTTATCAAATTACCGGGACTGAAGATTTAATTTATGCCCAGTGTGGGCCCGGATGGTACATGTCGGTAGGAACAACCGGTGCCTCTGGATCTGTTTTAGTTTCTGGAACAAGAATTACAATTGTTAACACTAGTGATACTGGTGGATTTTTAGCTACGGGGGTTCAAAATTCTGGAGCCTATTATACTGGATTTAATACTGAAGCTTCTTACGCTAACTTCCCTTCTGCCGGAATTACATGTGATTCAGGGAGGCCTTATCAATCTGCGATCACTTTGCAATGGGAGCCTAGAATTTCTCAGGGCACAGGAACTGAACAGGGATCTTGGATTGTACTTTCCTCCTCCAATATGACCTTCTAATAAAAATATGGCTAAAACTCCCTTTATACGTCCATTACAGGTTCAAGGTGGTACCTTTTACGCCTTCTCTTCGGCAGCAGAAGACCTTTCTTTTACTTTTAATAACTCAATTAATAGATTCAAGTTTTCCAAATTTGCCTTGTTGAATATTCCGGATATAGATTCTACGAATCCGCTCGGAAACACTTTGAAGTTAGAAGCACCAGACTCTGCTTTTTTAGATAAAGCTACGAATGCTCAAAAGATAATTACTAGTAACGCCAACATAAATTTTTCTCAAAGTTTCCAAAGTTATTGTTTGAATTTAGAAACAACAATTTTAAGCGGACTCAATTACGATCAATCTTTAAAACAAAACATTTCGGAAAGAGTTTTTTGGAAATGGATGAAAGAATTAGGAGGAATCAGATTTCAACCAGCTTCTTCATCACAGGTAGTTCCGACTTTGGACCAAAATACTGTTTTGACTGTTAATGGATTGCCGGTGACACAAAAAAGATATGTTGAAGGTGATCCGACCGGAGGAACTGGTTCTTACGGATTAACTGGAGCAACATACAACAGGGTAGTTCAGTATATTGGTAATTTAGATATTGTAAATTCAGTTAAGAATAATAACAACACTTACTCAGAGGTGTATGTAATGGTTCCAACAAAAGACGGAAATACACCAACAGTTTTGTTCAAAAATGTCGTGGATCAAAATTATCCATCTGATTTTTCATGGACCAACAACCCGCAAGATCCCTTGAATGATGAATATCTAACTGGCAGATCCTATGATGAATTGAATCCGAGTGGTTTGACAAATTTGGCAATTTTCGACTGCGATGTTTTAGGGTCTCCCCAAGTAGAGTTCGAAAACACTTCCAATGGATCAACAGGATCTGGAAACTGGTATTCTCCCAGAGCAATTGCAGATACTTATTTCACCGATGGAACTAATCAAGGAACTAATCCTCCATTTACAGATCCTACTGCCAAAATTTTGGAAAAATCACACAATTTATATTCCCTGGAATATGTAAGAACAAATTTGGATTCTATCGGCTTAGATTTCAATCCCAGCTCATATAAACAAATTGTGGATGACCCAGCGATTTCAACTTTGGAGGAATTCAACGCAACTTCTTTATCACAAGATTTTTCATTCAATGCTGTTTTAATTTATTATGATGTTTATGATCCTGCAATTCCTGCCGATTCTGCCACCAACTTATATGGTGTTCTTTTCCTGGACGATGTCCAGGATACAGGAATAGGCACCTATGAAATTCCTAGATTTAAAAAATTCAAGCCAAACCCCGTTACCAAATTGAATGGTAACTCATTTGGATTGAAGTTGAACATTAAATTCGACGTAGATATAGATCAAACCGGGGTAGAACAGGCAATAAATGACTACTCCCCCTTTTCTTTATCTATGTTCATGGATGCAATGAATGTATTGCAAGACGCTTCTGGAACTTTGAACAACACTGCTTCCATTTATGTCAATTTAGAAGATCGAGTTGATGCTTTAGAAAATTTAGTTTTATCCTCCGATACAGTTTTTACTTTGAATTCCAGAATTACCCAACTTGAAAATACATTGGCCGCAAATCAGGCATTGTTTAATAACACTCAAGCGGTTATGGGATTAATTAATCAAAATTACGAATTGATCCGAGCAGTTGTTAATAATGAAACTTCTGTTGAAATTTCATATAATTTGAATTTGATCAAACAGGGGCAGGGAATAATTGTTGATAGATCAATTCCTAATCAGCTGTTTATTTCTAATGACAATCAGAATTATCACGTTGGAAATAAAAATGGAACTGTAACGCTACAAAACAATTCTCCAAATACAATTCCCCTTCTCACCTTTGGCAACTACTATAAGCACGTGAACAATGGAATTCCAATCACATTGACTTCTGATCTGGTTATCCGAATTGATGATTCTGCTGTTAACTGGAAATTAGGACAGGTGTTGAGATTTTCTTTCGGGGATCAAATTATTCCAAGCAACTTTAACGTCAATTTTTTAACTAACGCAAAGGGGAAATATCCTCTACCTAATCCAACTTTAGTTCCTTATTCTACTTTGATCTTATCCATAACTAAAACAGATTTTATGTCACAAGATTACAGACCAGTTATAGAAATTATCTGTGTAGACCCGATTAATTTGGTTTTTCAGGTGGATCAAATAGGCAGAAGTCTCACCAATAATTCGTAAAATTCAAAAACATGTCAGGCACTCAAAACAGTATTAGTTCTCTAGTAGCTCAATTTCTAAGATTGCAAAAGAACGCATTGGAAATTATCAATGGGCTTAACGAGGTTGCGACCTCTACAAATCAGACAGTTCAAATTGAAATGTTGGACGAGGCAGGATTTCCAACTAATGTTAGCATTCCGGCCTATGGGTATTTAAGTTCACAAATTGAACGATTAGATAAAAACATTCAATCTTTATCCGGTTTAGGGGACAACTTTTCCACAATCAGGAATCCTGATGGAACATATTCCCAAATTTATAAAGCAGAGCCTCTTCGTGATCCTAAACCCTTTGTTAATCTTCCGGTTCCCTCCACATTTTTAGCTAGAGACAATTGGTTTTTTGAAAGTTTTCTTTCCCCCCTGTTGTACATCAGCATAGATGTAACGGGACAACTTCCAGATGATGCCGACAGAATTTTAGTAAAAAGAATTATTGCCAACACAGAGACCGATGCACAAAAAGCTTATTTCGATGCCAATCTTAATGGAAGAAACAACATAGGTGAACAAGAATTTATTAACTCCTTGACTGATAATGGAATTTTCTATTTTGTCGATGAAGAAATCATTCCATTACCTTTGAGAACAATTAGAAATAAAGGAAATTTCGGGGTTTTATCTTTCTACGATGATACGGTCAGTACCACAGACGCGAATGGACAGACTGTACAGGAAACAAGAAGAAATTACAAGCTAAGCTCTGTTCAGTACACCGACACGAGTACTGGGGTGACAAACGGAAGAACTTTAGAGGTTGGGAATGTTCTCCTAACTCCAGATGGAACTAGATATGAAATTATTTCGATTAACATCAATGAAACTTCGGTTCAATTAAAAAGAACATCTGGTTATCAACCGGTCACAATTGGCCCTAATACATTGACACTTTTATCTACCCAATTTAATCCAAGATTCGTAGACGTCAATATTGGTTATAACGAAAGACAAGGGGTATTTTTTAAAAAAATAGATGACAATTACAATATTGTTGCTTCTTCTTGGTCTCCTGGATTTGTTTTCTGGAGCAACCAATTGAGGATAAATACCACCGTAGGGATTCAAACCTTAGAACAATTTTATCTTGGATCAGTTGCCGATTTGGGTCAGCAACTTTTGGCGATGGCGAAAGAGAAAAAAATAGCGGCAATTTCTGGATTGACCCCAGATACCCCGAGCATAGTCCCAACAAATTTTAGAGTTGTTCAAATCAACACCCAGCTGACACAATCAACGTCTGTCAAAACATTGAATGAAAAAGTTGCTTTGAAGTCAACTCTTCAAAGTGAAATTTCACAATTAGACAATTCAATTAACACAAATAGGGCTCAAATAAATTCTGCCAGCAATACCTCAGTTGCTGCGCAGGCAAGATTTGGTGCTTCTGATTCTATTTCTTCTACCGTAGGAAGTTTAACAAATACAACACAGAACACTCAGTCTTTACAGGCGAATTTAAATTCTTTAACCCAACAGAGAGCACAAAAACAACTGTTGCTGGCATCTGTTGTTACTGATATTTCATCTTTAAGTTTAACAGATCCTGGATTGACGGCTCAGCCAAAATATAGAGTTAGGGGATTCTGGCCTATACCCCCACCTAAACAAAGCCCTGCTACAGGAAAACAAGAAGTAATTCAATTTATAATCGAATATCGTTATTTAAGCGATTCTGGTATTGCCCCTGCAGTTCAACAAATTGAATTTTTAGACAATAACGGTCAACAAAAGACTGGAGCTTTTAGCAACTGGAACAAATATATAACCGATATCAGATCGAAAGTGTATGACTTAAACACAGGAACATATGTTTGGGCACCAGAAGCTACTGATGATGCCGATGCAAATAATATAAATCAAGCAGATATCCCGATAACGGCTGGGGAACAAGTTGAAATTAGAATCAAAGCTGTTTCTGAAGCTGGATGGCCAGATAATCCAATCACTTCTGAATGGTCAGAGCCAATTACAGTTTCCTTCCCTGCCGATGCACAAACGGAAAGTGCAACGGTTAATTTATCCAGTAATCTTAAAGATCAAGCTCTCCTTGAAATACAGCAGGACTTATCTTCTAGAGGTATAGACTCATTACTAGCAAGACAGTTCACCAGCGGGAATAAAAATTTCCTGTTGGATGCTCCGGTAATTTCAACTGGATTCACAGATTCGGCGGGAAACCAATTGGACTTGTTTCAAGTCCTCACCGATATGCAAAATCAGATTGCTACTCTCAGAGCATTCGTTGAAAAATCTAATGGAGTTCTAGAAGTACAACTGGTTGATGAAGCTGGAAATACCGCTGTTATCACAAAAGGTCAAACACTTCTTGTAGATGGAGGATATTACAATCAAATTTTTAGCAATCCTACCACCAGTGACGCAGGAAAAATTGCAGCTAAAATACTACAATTAAAACTGGTTAATACTGCTGCTGGAGCTTTAGAACTAGCATCATCCCTTCCTGGTGGATTAAATACACTTGCAGGAACTTCTGTATCTTCTTCTTTTCCTGAAAATTATTCCACAAATTTGAAATATGGAGAGATAGGAATTTCAATTACGTCATTAACTCCTGCCGATATTATACCACCTGGATCTACTGGTAACGCAAATAACGAGTCATTCCAAGAGTTGGGACAGGCTCCTCCCTACGCTTCCGGTAATTCTAATTCGCAGTTCATTTATCCGAGATGGAAGAGTGTTGGGCTGAACCAAGATTTATATCAGCAACCACAATCTTATGCTAATAATTATGATTATCAAGGTAATTCAAATGGCCAACCACAAAATGGTTCCTCTTTAATTCCCTTTGATCCATCAGTTACCACCGTTCCTACTGCTTCCGGACTCAATGGTTCTGTTTGGAACGGTGGGTATACAGGGTCCACTGGAACATATGTTGCATTGGGAAATGGTACACTGAGTGAGTTTTGTATTCATAAAAATCATCCAGCTTTGCTGACGGGTCAAGGACAATCATTCACAAATTTGGTTAAACCCGATTTTTCATCTGCTGGAACAGTGGTTTACCCTGCTTTCAGACAGTCCGATTATTTCTATTACGATGTTAAAACCCCAAATTATTGGTGGCAATTAGGTTATATCCCAGTTACTGATAATTTTGTAACCGGAGCCACTGCCCAAAGAGAGGACTCTATGTATCCATTTAAACTAGGATTCGAATCTAACGATGAATGGCTCATTGGTAAATATTCTTGCGGGGCTTATCTTTTTCTGGGGCCTGCAACCTCTTCTTTATTACAGGTACAAGGATCAACTTCTTTGGCCAGTCAATTTGTAGAACAAGGAATAAATAACGCAATTATAATTCCTGTTATTTATCAATTTAGAGCAACTGACAAATTAGGATATATTGGGGGATATAATTCTGGGGGAAATCCAACGAATATTAGTTACACCAAAAAATTAGGAATAGACATTCAGGTGAGAAACGAAAGCCCATATTCTTTCGATTTAGTTGTTTTTTCAAGTTACAAAAATGAAACTTTATCTTCTCCTAATTTTACAACTGGTGGATCCCCTAATTTAGGGACTGGCCCCAGAAGGAGAAGAAGACCATAATTTTTGGATAAAATAAGAAATGAGCACTCCATCTCCAACACCGACATATGTTCCCCTTTGCGAACCTCCACCAAAACTTTTTGATTCCAATTCTTCATTTGGTGTTCTAAGAACAAACCCTAAGATTTCAGGTAACATCAAAATTACTTTGGATTCGGAGGGAAGAGTTTGGTTGAATTCTCTTGATGCTAATCCAACTCTGAGTGACCAAAAGTACAAAAAATTTGAGATAAGTGGGGCAAACTCCTACGCCAAAGATCTCCAAAGATTTTTTTCTGGTGGAAAATTTTCAGACACTTCCATAAATCCCGATTTAATTTTTCAGGTTGGAAATTTTACTGACGGCTCTACCAAACCTGTTGAAAAGTTTTCGAGTCAATATGATTTTTTTTATGGTGCCGGGGCTTCTACTTTAGTTGATCGAAATTATCCCGAAAATTTCAAATATTTTCAACCGCTTTGGATTAAAAGTGAATTGCCTGAATTTTTTGTCATCTTCAAGGTTCCAGAGCCTTTAAGTTATCCTTATTCTACCAACCAGACGTCAATCCAAAATGGGTCTCAATACAAAGTGGTTCAGGATGTTTCTTCCACACAAAATTTCAAAGTTTCTTATGGGAAGGACTCTTTGGGTAACGATTTGATTTATTCTGCCGGACAATTTTTTACCGGAAATTCAGTTTATTCTACTTATACGGTTTTATCTGGGAGTGGAAAGATCGTTTTAATGGACGAACTTTTATTTCAACCAGAAGTGGACGATGTTGAAAGTTATTTTAACACTAAAATTTTACCCTATTCAACAGTTATAGCAACTTTTGATTTGAGATCCAACACCAAAATTGGAAAATACATTCGATCAATTGTCAATGATCCTGGATTCAGTCCATCCCCTGTAGATTTTTCTTTCCAATTGAATGCCTACAGCTATTTCAATGGAATAGATTTTCAAAAAGGAATCATGACTAGAAAAGGAGAACTTTTGTTTGATTATCTCATCTCGAGCGACTCCACTCCACAGATAGATTTCGAAAATTATATCACCGATGGTTTTTCGAGGAATAAAATTATATCACCTAACATTTTGAATTTGGAATTCTTGTTTGACGACACGGATTCTGACCTTTATACGATTAATCGATATTTTGGGTGTTATGTTTCTAAAAATTGTTTGGGATCATTCAAGCTTAATGGAGATTTTTTCTTCAAGTACAAAGATTCCCCCGGAAACAATAATTTACCCAAACCAATTTTGAACGACGTTGGCTATTTTAACTCTACCGCTAATAATTTTCAAAGTTCGACCACAGGGGTAAGGTTGTTTTATCAGGAAGCTGAAGGCTGGATCCCGGGATCATATGACGTTAACGTTTCAGACCCGCAAAAACTTTTTTACATTACTGACAAATTTGATCAATTTTATTCCTTAAAAAGATTTGAAAATTACAATTCAAATACTTCAATTTGGGAAGATAACACACCACAAGCTGCTCAATTTGGGCCTTTCGAGAATCAAACTTTTGCCACCGGTTCGACTTTTGGAGCTTCTTCCGGAAATTTGGTTATACCAAATCGAAGTGTGAATCTTTTGAACTTTACTGGACCAGGAGAAAAAATTGGGGGTTACAGTGGAATCATCCCATCAACAATTGGGCATGCTAATTCTTTTGTCGAATTTTTAATCCCTTATGATGGACCAACGCAGGTGACTTTTATCATCCAATGGGCAGGAGGGTCTAAAGGAAATTTGAGACAAAAATATGATTTAATACAATCAAATAAACTAGGAGGTACTATCTTGGGATGGAAAGCGGGTTCATCTTACAACTCTGGAGATAATCATTATTTCAATTTAGCAGAAGGAACTACGCAACAAATTGCATCTTCTTTCTGTGAATGTGTTGAGAGTATTAGCTCGGTGGTTTGGGATTCTTCCCCTTCTCAGAATTTATCAATTATCCGCGTTAGAAAAGGGGGAAGCGATGGAAACACCCAATTCAAAATAGGCGTATTTTCGAATTACAATTATTTTGAATCAAAGTACCAGGGCGTTTGGTCAAACACAGAATCATATAATATCGACGACATCGTTCTTTTCGATGATATTTTCTTTGTGGCACAATCCATCATTCCGTCATCTCCAAATGGGTCGAATCCAAATCCTTTAAATAATACAGATTGGGATTTATTTCAAACTTTCACTCCTTCTGGAATTTTAAAGATCTATGGTATAGATGCTTCTGAGTTAAATGGACTTTTGAATTTTCGCGGTGGATCAAATTATTTGAAATCTCGTGTTATTTTTTCCATACAGGAAGAAAATAAAATCGTTCCTGGGACTTGGATTGAGGTTGAAAGCGGAAGGGGTGTCACTGGGTCTGTTTCTAGAATAAAAGAAGTAACTAGATTTGTGGATGATCCTATTTTTTCTGGAAATTCTCAAATAACCCCGAAAATAACGGGTTTCAGGGGATTCAATGAATTTCTTATTGCTAATTTAGAAGATGAAAATGCGATCATAGATTTAGGAACAGACGGGAATTTCAATCTTTTTGAAATTGTGAGTTTGGAAACTGGGGTTTTCTCTTTCTTTGATTTGAAAGACTTTGATTTCGATTTCTTTTCTTCTAACTACGGAATAACACCTACTCCAGAATTTCATAGATATTTTCAATTGGTTCCAAATCAATCGGGTCAAATTAAGCCAAATGTTAAATATCTAGTTCGTCAAGGACAAATTTCTTATGATTCTTCTACCTATATTGAGGGACAATCTTTTATTGGATCTTCTTCTTCAGATTTATTTGCCGATTCTGGATATTCGACATTAGGAATTTACGCCGTAGTTCTACCTGCTATTTTCAGTCAGGTTGGCTGGGTGGATCAAAATTACCCTTACACAATGTCGCAAATTGCGGCTGAACAAAATTTGAATTCTTTTATCGGATTTTACGGAATTCAGTCCATAATAGATCCAAACCCTGCACCAAATTCTTTGAACAAACAGGAAGTTTTCAATTATGGAAAATTAACAACGGAGTATCAATATCTTCAGGAGAATTTTACAGTTTCTAGATCTAACGTGTCCAGAATTGTTCCTTTCATAAATAAGTGGGGATATCTCGGGGGAACGGACGTTAGAGGAAACATATATCGTTTGAATTCTTCTCCCGCGTTTTCGCCAACTAATTTTTCTCCAAGTTTCCAAAAGGATAAGCCAAATCCTTCTTATTTTACCCACGAGTGGTTTATTTTAGAAGGAGTTCCCATGGAATTTCCTTTGTATGGTATTTCCGAGCAAAAAAACTATCTACCCGGTAAAATTGATTTGGGCCAGGTCAGAAATGCCAACCCTAGTGCTTCTTTGTATACAACATCCTTTTTAACTGTTGAACCTACAGATTATCCGTCCCCATATGTAGATCCTAAAAACACAACAAAAGAATTTTTTACCCCTTTCTTTTACAACCCTGCAACTGGATTTTATGATTCAGTTTTCAGAGGAGTTAAAATTTCTTTGAAAAGAAGAAGTAGTAACCCAAACCCAGCCTCAGATTTGGACAAATACATTTTGAATTATAGGGGGTTTGAAGGATATAATTTTTCCTCAATTTTAAGGGTTATTCAGGAGGACTCTACCACAATCCAATCCCCGGTAACATATGAAATCATAGAAAACACCCAACAAAAATTCGTTCTTTTTGTAACCACCGTGGTAATGAAAGATTATAGAGCTTTGCCCCTGGTAAATACCGGGGGAACTGGTGATCCTTATTTGGATTATCTTTTAATGTACAGTTTGGTGGATAAAAAGCAGAATTCGGGGATAGGATTGACCGGAGATCCTGGTCCTACTGGTTCCTTGCTTTACAAAATATCGGACACCAAATTGTCTTCGGCTTTAGATTTATCGATAACATCTTTATCTTCAGTAACAACTTTGAACAACAACAATAATGTTTACATCATATCCAATCCAAACTATGATACCGATTTGAGAGAAGAAATTAATCTTTTTTATCCAATAGGATCTACTGGAAGTGTAGGAGGAACTGGAGCAGGTAGTTTTGTTGTTCCTAGCCAAAGTTATCTTTACCCTTGGCCGATTGGAAGATCACAAAATCTGGTTAATTTTCAGGCCATCGATTCTCCAGATTATGTATTCCAAATTCCATTTTCGATTTCTAACCCAGTTACAATACCTGTTGGCCCGAGATCGGCATATGCCGGATATCCAGTTTTTCAGGTAGAGGGGGGAGGAAATTACTTCGATTTTATCATGAAGAGAATTTCCCTATCTCAAATTTTCGAAAGAGTAAACGTGGAGAGCCCTTACATCAAATACACGACTTACTCCTGGGATACTGCCACCAATTCAGAGATCGTTACTCAAAATGAGTTTCAAATTTCTTTGGTACAGCCAACAGCAATATTTAAATCTGAGGGGGTTTATCCAGAAAAAAGCTACGACGGTCCCCAAACTTTGAGTAGAAATAAACCTACCGGGTTTGAAATCGTAGAAGGAGGATCTCAATATGCATCCGATATTCTAAGATATAATGGGCCATATGAACCTCTCTTCAAAAAGATTTTCAAATTCAAGGGGGATAAAAACGACACATTAGCCAGAAATACTTATGTTGATCTGAGTTTTAGAAACTGTACTTTCGCTCCTGAACAATCTAATTTTGGAAAAATAATAAATTTGGGATTTTCGAAGGTTTCTTTGGGGCAAAATATTTTAGAAGCATCCCAAAATTTACCCCAGGGACCAAGATATCCGCTGGTTGGTCAGACGCCAATTTCTTACAAAGATTTTTCTGTTTTTTTATCCTCATGGGATCCTGGTTATTATAATGTTTTTTCTAACGCAAGAAATCAAAACCCTGTGGCTGGTACCAGATCAATGTTGGAATTAAAATCTTTTTTGGGATCAAAAATGATGCAAACCCCATATACAATAACAATTTACACATTTATTACATTAGAAATTTCTAGAGAAACCGGAACTACAATAGTTCCTAATATCAACGAGGCTGCTAACACGGCAGTACCTTTGATCCAAAATATAAACCCCGAAACTTCTAATACGGGTATTGGACAGCTTGGAACTTATTTAAGTACAGTTGATTTACCCGTGTTAAACCAAAACATTTTTCCACAAGTTGAAGTTTTCTGGCAGAAAAATCCAGTTACTAACACAGTAAGCGGAATAATCAGATTGGATAGAATCTTGAGGAGATATCTTCTTAACTCTGGAATTTCCACCGTCTTTGTAAATAATATGGTTTCTGATTTTGGAGTCGGTAATCCTAACAACATAAATGATGACATAGACACTTACATCGAAAATAACATTACCCCCATTTATGAGGGAATTTCTTTCAATCTTTTTGTAAAAAAAACCGGACAAAATTTGACATCTACCGAAATTCTGGTTAGAGGGGATTTAATTAATCCAGATAGAGTAAGGTACGCTTATTATGCCCAGACAAATTTTCAACTGACTAAACAAACGGATTTGATTTACTCCTTCGAATACGATTTGTCTAACTCTCAAAATTATTCCATGACTTTTTCATTTAGGATACAAAAAATTTGAGATTCTGAAATTTAGAATATATACAAAAAGAACTCAAGAACATGCCTTCTCTAAATATTTTGACTTTAAATCAGGGGGATACCCAGGAAAATATAAGAAACAAAATAAATTCCAATTTTGATTCTTTAGTTGCCAATGGTGGTGGGCCTCAGGGATTGCAGGGAGCCCAAGGTAAGCAGGGGCCAGTAGGTCCAGTCGGTCCAAAAGGAGATCCTGGTCAACAGGGGGTTAGAGGAACAAAATGGTTTGTTCAGGAAAATGCTCCAACCGGAGGAACTGGAGATCCAATTTTAGTGGGTGATTATTGGTTGGATTCAACAAGCGGAGATAATCTTATTTATGAATTTGGACCTTCTGGATGGTTTCAGGTTGGAGATACGTTGATAAATCAAGAAATTTTTTACACATTGACCGGGGTTTCTGGTCCGAATGGGTCTACTGCTCAGAATGCAATTCTCCTAAATTCCCCGATCCCGGAACTCCAAACCTTGGTAATTTCGGATGCAGTTCTTGACCCACCAACAGCAAATCCAACCTATTCCAAAGTTTTGATTGCTACTAATTCAACCACCAATGATGCTCCTCTTTTAGAATTTGCTAAAACAAACGCAAATGATATAGGTTTACCTGCAGATTATACAAGGCATCCCCAATTTAGATGGATGACTGCATTAGCGAATGATTACAATTTACTTTTTACAGTTCCGCAGGATACTCTAACTTTATCTTCCAAATTTTTGAATTTACAAAGTTCTGGAGTTGTCAGCATTAGTTCCAATGATGATTTGTTGATTTCTTCATCCGCATCTACTCAACTGATTTCTTCCAATTCTGTTTCCATAAATTCTACAAATAACATAGATATAAATTCCCAAAATCTCAATGTGGATTCGACTGCCTCTACTATAAATTTGACAGGAAGATTTTCAATAGAATCTAACACATCTACGGATTTTGCAGCAATTATAACAAATCAAAATCCAAATGGGAATGGAATTTCTGTAACTGTTGGAAATTCAACCTCTTCACAAACTGTCGCCGAATTTGGAGCAAACAATTTGTCTGTTTTCAAAGCAAGATCCGATGGTAAAGTGACTTTGTCTAAATTTGGAAATGCAGTTAGAGAAATAACTTACAATTCAAATAGATTTTCTTTTCCTGAAAATTATTGGGAAATATCAAGTTCGACAATTCCAACTGGAAATACAATATATTTCAATCCTTCTGGGGCTTACTCTGCTAATCTTGGATTTCAATTTCAAGGAGGAACCGGAGACACGGGATCGTGGGTTGATTTTCTTGAAGAGAATGAATCAATAGAATTCAGATTCATTTGTGTTCCTGGGATTCAATATCTGGTTCGAATAAATGGAAGTACCCCCGGAACAAAGGTGGATTTTACATCTTCTAACACAATCAAAAATTTTCAGGTTACAATTATAAGATTATCAGCTGTGACTAAAATGTATTACACCGCAAATGGAGTCTCTGGTGAAATCACTTAAGGAATTTATTTTTCAATAAACATGACATTCAACACTAAGTATATTTTACCTGGAGATGATGCACAAGAAATAATCTTCAAAACAAATTTTAACTTTGAACAAGTTTTTTTCTCGGGGGTTGGTTCAAATGGTCCGGTTGGTCTCATAGGACCCACAGGAATAATAGGGCAAGTTGGAAATGATGGAACTATTGGAGAATTGGGATTGTCCGCATCCAAATGGAATTTTTCCTTTTTACCACCAGTTACTGGGAATTCAAAGCCTGGAGATTACTGGGTTAATACTGGGCCAACATCTGGTTTTTCTATTTTCGAATTCCAAAATTCTTCCCCATTCTGGGTGGATTCTGGATTTGATTTGTTACAAAATTCAGTTTGGAATTATGTTATAGGAGTTTCTGGTCCTGGTGGGATCGAAGATAAAACAGCTATTGGATTTGCAACAGGACCATCGGGGAATACTTTTGTTTTCTCCGATTATAATTTTAGCAATATTTCCTTACAACTCCAGAAACAGAGGGCCAATCCCACTGGTTCTAAATTTTTGATCGGAACAGATGGAACCAGACCTTTGTTGTCTTTTGGAAAAACATCTTCACTATCCAATTCTTTGCCCCAATTTTCTTGGGAAGACAATTCACCAACGAACTACAATTTGAAATTTGAATCCCCACAGAATCTACAAATTTCTTCAAAAGGATTAGGTTTGACAGCAGGAGCATCCGGTGGATCTGTTAGTTCGAATCGAATAACTCTAAGTACAGCAAACAACATTCAAATTACAAATGGGAGTCTTGAAATAAATTCACCATTATTTCAAATTAATTCGCCCAACTTGAAATGGGACGGTTCTAAATTTTCTGGTTTTTATAAAACGACAATCGGTGGAACTGGGTCAGGCTTTTCTTGTAATAATTCATCTGGACCTGGATTCAAAGTACAGATTGACGGAACTGGTGCTACTTCTGGAACTAAAATTGCTTCACTTATCTCTGAAGAAACTATCACTTGTTATGAGTTCTTACTTGATAATACGGGTATAGGTTCCACAATATACGGATATACTGATTGTGATAATACACCACAAACCATTTTTGTTGGTGCTAATACTTACGTTGTAGTCTGTTCTATAACAACACCATATAGAATTTCAGGAGCTGTAGGTATTGCACCCGTACAATTGAATTCTTGCGGGTTGGCTTCTATCCCATTGAAAATATTTGAATCAAGAGGTGTTGGATTCAATGTGGCAGGCGGGGTAATGAAAGGACAAGGAACCTCAGGATCCGGATTCCAAGGTAAAGGTTTATGGGTAAATAAGGTTGGTTTTATAAGTAATGTACCATGGAACACAACTTTTTCTAACACTTATCCTCTTGGTAATCAATTACAAAACAACAACTACATGTTACTTGATTTGAATTCCTCTTCCCCCGATACGATTTGTATAGATGGATCACCAAGTGTGGCTTATAATAGTTCTAATCGTAATACTTGGACTCCCATCGCGGATTCTAGAAGAAAAAGGGTATATCTACGTTTGACTGATTTTTCTGGAATTTGGGAACCTTCTTCTACCCGGACTTTTACGGTTTTACTTTTAAACGAAGATTTCAGTTTTGGTGGAATACAAACTGTATATGCTGGGGGAATATCTACTGTTCCAATTTGGGATTCGGGAGATCAGGCTAAAGCAGAAGGAGTCAAAGGATGTAGAAAATTAAGGCTGACTTTTATCAACGATAGTCAAATTTTTTGGGAGGCATTCAACCAAGTTTGTATTTGCTGGAATGTTTATAATCCAGGACCCGGTAACCTTAATTTTTCTTATGAAAATTGTTCAGGGGGTACAGGAGCAGTAAGTCTTCAAGCTTATCAAACTTCTTCAAATATTCTTTCTTATCAAAGATTAGGTGCAACTGGTGGCCAATTTTCACAAACTGGATTAAATGTTTGGAAAGGAGATTTCATTCCTCAAACTGGCTGTGTCTCTTCTGCAACAACATCTGGATTTATACCATATAGACAAACACAACTGGTGGTAAGAAACAGCAACCCAGTTTTAGGAGGTGGCGGAATTGGTAGTTAATTTTTTGTTGTGGAAAATTTTTTCTATGAAGAAGGAAAGGAATTCAGATATCAGATAGGGGAGGTAAGCACCACGCGGCCCTGGCCCATGCTAACTTACGCGTCCGTCAAAGAATTTTTATTGGATCCTGATTGTCAGCAAATTTTTTCTAAATATCAAAACGTCTATATTTACGGACATTTTCTGTGGAAAAATTTTCAGACGTGGGATCTTGATTTGGGTTTGGCCTGTGATTTTGATATCGCGGATTGGTCACGAATTTCTTCAGATCTCCACAAGCTTTACAATCTGGCTCTAAATAGACACTGTCTTCTCGTGGATATCACTGTTTCACATCTCAATGTTGCCTGTCTTTTACCAACCAAATCCGATCTAGTTGAAAATAATCAAAACACCCCAGCTTCTGAATGGAAATTTCCCAGAATTAGTCCGCCCCTGCAGGGAAAATATTCCCATAAATATGTAAAAATAAGCAGAATGGAAAAAAAGATAGGAGACACGATTCAAGTTTTTGATTATAGGGATTCCCCACGAACTGCACAAAAAACTTCCCTCTTATTTGGTGAGCATTTGGTTATGATCGATTTTTCTGAAGTTGATTTACATGATAAAATCATTAAAAGGATAGCAAATTCTGAAAAAAATCCTTTGATCAATTTTCTGACAGTTTCTGATTTTTTAAGTCAGACCGAACTAGAATTTATTCAGATCCAGAATTACTGATCCCGTAGTTCGTTTTTTTCTGGAGTGAATATATACATAGGATTTAAATTTTTTTATGCAAACCCCGCCTGTTACCCAAGATGAAATGATCTCGACAAAAGATCTAAAAATAAAATTCTTTAGAGTGTTAGAAGACATGTCTATTGTGAATGGTAAAACCAAGAATCTTGAAACGGAGGCTGAACATCTCCTGACCAAACTTGAAAATTTAAGAAATTCAGAAAAAGATTTTACAAATTATAATCCCAGAAGTGGATTCATTAATTATTATTTGACGAAAGATTTAAACACTGTACCTGTCTTTATTTTATAAAAAACCAAATCATGTTAAACGAAAACGAAATCCAAGAAGCAAAAAAATTAATACAAGAATTTGGCCAAATCAAAGACCAAATCCATCTTGCGGAAGAACAAATGTCAAGTTTAAACCAAAAAGCAGAATCGTTGATTAATCATCTGGAAGATCTTAGATCTCAAGAACAAAATTTTGTAGAGAGTCTTAAAAAAAAATATGGACCAGGAAAATTAAACCCACTCACCCTCAATTATGAAAAATATTGATTACAAATTGCGAATAATTGTTGGTTTATCCGCCACAATTTTGATTTTTATTTTAGCATTAATTTGGAATCTAAAGGAATTAAAAGAATCCAAAGAAGAGGCAGATAGACACAAAAGAAATTACGCCGCTATTCAAGATTCTGTGGTGATAATTTCCTCCGAAAATGAAACTTTGTTGGCACAAAGACTTTCTTTGGAATTTTACTATGAAGAGTTAAGATCGGAAAATTTGGATTTAATTCAAAAATTGGATGTTGAAAAAAGAAAAAAAACCAAAGTGGTCATCCAAACTGTTGTTGAATATCGGGATTCTTCAATCTACGTCCCGGTGATATCCAGGTTCAACCAAAAAACCCCCGAATTGTATTTTTCGTATAAACCTACTTTGAAGGGAAAAAATTATTTGTCCATAGAAGGAATTTTACCTTATTCTATTACATACGACACCTCGAAGATTTTGATGGATTCTCTTCGATTGGGCTGGAGAATAATTCCCAAAATTAACACAGAATCTGCACATCTGAAAATAAATCAAAAAATTGACCTCATAACAGGATTGGTTAGAGATCCTAAATCTGGTAAACTTTATGTTAGAGCCTCTACTGATTTCCCGGGGATTTCTTTTGCGGAATTAAATTCGATTAATTTATTAGACGACGGGGAATCCAAGAGGGCTTTGAGGAATTCAAGAAAACCTTTCGGGATAGGGTTTGGCCTTGGATTAGGTTTGACATCTGGACCTGGGGGTTTTGTAGGAATGGGTCCTAATGTTGTGATTGGGGTCACTTATTCCCCTAAATTTCTTCAATTCGGCAAATAAAATTACAAAATGGCATACACCACAACTTCTAAATACATACAGCTAACTCCTTATCTGGTGTTGGAATACATGTATGCTGCTCAACCAAATCCACAAACTTACAATGTTAACACCGGGGGAGGAAATCCGACAGTGGGATTCAACAAGTTGATTAATGGGATTTTAGAATACAAAGGATCACCGACCAACGAAGTTCAAATTTTCAATTTGAACCAAAATTATGTCACAACACAAAACACCGCCCTGAACAATGTGGTAAAAACTTCGGAAAATTCTTTTATACCTCTAAATCCTAATTTGATTGTTCCTTACAACGATTTTAATCCCAAGCTGACACCTACCGCCAACCTGGAAATTTCTTTTCCAGATAATATTTCAGTTGTATACGACACGGTGAGATATCACATTTTGCAAGGATATAATTTGGAAAACATAGATGGTCTAATCATATCCATATCCTATTTGGATCAGGATTTATCCTATGTTACTTTCTCGCAAATTGAGATAAGCTCGGGTACAGCACAAAATTACACCTTAGATCCCAACCCTTTAACAATAGGTTCAAATATTTACGACAAATATTTTCAAATTTTAGTTCCATCTTTGGTTGACATGAACAACCAATATGCAGCAGCCTCTTATCCAAATAAACCGAACACACTAGCTGGAAAAACATCGAGAAGTGGAAGGGGCTATGTTACCGGTTCACCCATGAGAATTTCGGTGTGGCAAATAGATGATACAACACAAGTCAATGGATATGATCAATATGGATCCACTTTATATGCAACTTTATCTTTGGAATCGGAGGATCCATTTTTCAACGTTGGGGCTTACATAGGTTCTGCCCGGAACGGCGATTATTTCGAATACTTCGCCACTGATTCGGGTGGATTCATCGAAAATTTCATTCTTTTTCAAAATTCTATCGGTAACCAATATTATATCGATCATAAAGTTGAAACTTTGGAACAAATTGGTGCATCTTTTATTGTTACCAACAATTTTTCAACCATACAAACTACTGCATTTGATGTTCCCCTTCTGTATAGACCCATTGTTAGATACCCATCCGTTGCATCAGGATTTACCTTGAGTTACACAATGACCTTGGTTAATTCGGTTGATCAGTCACGACTGGTAAGAAATGCCTCTTTCACTTCTTTGGATACTGGTAGATATGGACCAGAAATTGCACCACTTCAACTTTCAGTTTTTCCTCAAACCCAAAAAATTTACAATAAACTAGCAAATCAGTCCTCAATTTCGGTTCCCGCCAACACTCTTGTTCCAAGAGAAACTATCAAATATCAAAATGTTTTTGTTGAAAATAACACGGTGAATTTGACTATGTCCAATTTATCCGTGAAAGGATTCACAATCGACCAGGCAGACGGGGGGGTTACTCAAACAATATCCTATGGGCTAGGACAGGCTTACATTCGTATTTCTCCGTTTGATAATTTCTACAAGTTCACTTTTTACAAAAGAAATGCAAACGGAACTATGGATTTGTTAGATCTCACTTCCTCTGGAACCTTCAAGTTGGTTTTCATCGACAACAAGAACAATAAATTATTTGCCCCTTCAATAGTTGGAAATAATTTGGCAAATGCTGCAAAGGGTGAACTAGCATTCAAGGTAGATGAAAGTTTGGCAAATCAAATTTTAACCTTCACCAACCGAAGATTTTATGTTTCTAACCAGCCAGTGGTTGCCCAAAGTAGTAAAGAAAGTCAAACTCCTCTTTTTTCTAAACTGTCATCTGTGAAGGAAAGATTTGCCAAGAAATCCCTTTCTGCCTCTGATTCTATACAAGACATTCAATTGGCTGGTCGAGGTTCAACAAAAGATAACTCGCAAGGAACAGCAAGAATTTCCGGGTCTTCCTCTTCTGTTCTATATTATGGAAATTGGTTGAAGGATAACGAGCCTATCCCTGCTTTATTTTCTTCCTTTGATACTTCAGGGTCTTCTACTCCTATCGTACCATCTCCATCTTCTTTCCAAACCTCAGGAAGTAAATTGACACCAATACAAAGTTATTGGCAACAGTTTCAAAGTTCTCAGGCGGGAGCGACCGGAATCTCTGGTATTTCATCTGGCGGGGTACAGCCTGCAAGAGCCCTGGATATTATGGGTATAGCAGCATTCAAAGCGGCTATAGCTTCCGATGTTCAGGGAAAGGTTGATTCTGGATGGGCATCTTCCCAAATTATCGATTATTTTCTAAATCCTTCTTCCGTAGGATTTAAATTGTATTCCGGAATTACGAAACAAATATTTACAGATGCCGTATCTGGACTTTTTGGATCTTACGGAGTATCTGGTCAGCTATTCATGGATGAATTAGCTGCATATGGAAACACCCAAGGCGGTTTGGACACCGGAGGTCCTGCCGCTCAAGGAGGAAGCAATGCAAATCAAAGCGGATCTGATTCGGGAAGTCCAAATCGTCCAACTTTTCCTTCTGGTGGAGGTAGCACAAACACAAGACCACCTTCTGGTGGATATAGACCAAGAGGAAATTGATAAAAATGATTTTGATTGAATGGCAATTTTAAACGCAAGATCCAATTCTTTTTATTTCAATTTTCCGAAGGGTTTTTTTCCACTTTCCGTGGAAAATAGATGGATAGATTATTTGAAAAAACAACCAACTCCTTACGACACAATCACTTCTTACATGAACAGCAGCATACAATCGGTGGGATTTCCTACTTTGACTGCCGGACTAGTTTCACAAACAAAAAATCTAGGAAAGGAAATCAATTATCAAAGTGCCACTCCCGTTCAGGATCTTTTCTCTAGGGATTTTGATGTCACATTTAGAATTGGTGAGGGATTTTCGAATTATTTTATCATGTTGGAAACAGTTCTCGATAAATTAGCATTTCAAAATGATAACATTTTCACCCCTGTTTTACCATTAAGAATTTTAAATAATGAGGGGGGAATTGTTGTTTCTGTTCTTTTCAAAGAGGTTACTCTAACCGGGGTTGGAACAATAAACCTAAATTACACGAATAACTCCCCTTCTGTTAACACTTTTACGGTTGGATTTAAATGTAATTATTTGAGTTTTGATTACGAGGTTTCTAGAACCTAGATAGATATATAGAAAAAAAACATCGAATGTCAACATCGAGACCATTTGCCTATAATGCCGGTGGAACAGGAAATAGGATTCCAGGAACTTTACAAATAGGAACTTTGTCCGTTGGTGGTACGGCAGACGCATACACTTATCAATCCCCAGGTGGTTTGAAATGGTGGAACGGGCCGGACGAGGAATTAGGTTGGATATTAGCCAACCCTGTTCCTTCAGAAACTCAGCCTACCATTGTGGTGTTGGGCCCTAAAATAAATCCTAAAGGTTGGTCTATCGATACAGACAATACTACTTATCCCGAGGGAATAACAGGAGAGATTACGGGTCCAGGTCAGACTGCGGATGGATTTATTTATTATGACGTGCGAATTACGGGATCTTCGGCTGGAGATGGGCAGGCAAAAATTGTTCTTGCCACCAATCCTTCTCCGGTTTCTGCTTCTTCTGGACAGAAATGGACCCTTACGGCCACTTTATCTTTGCAATCCGGAACTCTTCCTTTGAATAATAGTGTTTTTGTTGAGCTCCAAGAGATGAGCAATGCTACAGAAGGACCATCCTCCCAATCACTTGCGAACAAAGTTTCAAATTCAAACCTACAACAACCTGTAGAATATTATGTTATTAGGCAGCTCACCGGAGTTTCAACAAATGCAATCAGAGGGGAAATTTCGATTTCCTTGCCTGCATTCGACGAATGCGATTTCACAATTAGAATTGCAGCACCAACATTTGGCTTATCTGTGTTAGCGGGGGTTGGATTCAACCAGGCATCCACTTATTCTGAATTCATATCCCTGCTCGAGAGATCAACCGGTCAAGTTTTCGGAGACAATGGTGACGCAGCCGTTCTGTACATGAATTCCAACAATTTGTGGTCCACATATAATCCAGCACAACAAGAAAATTTAATTGTTTCATTGGATGCTGCCAATTACTCTTCTTATCCCCAAGCCGGTTCAACCTGGTTTAATTTGGTTGCTGACCAACAGGGGATTCCTTCGGCAAGTTTAGTTAATTCTCCATCTTGGTCTTCTGAAAATGGAGGGCAATTTAGATTCACTGATTCATCTAATCAAAAAGCCTTTTTAAATTCCACAATTGAATCTACTGAGGGATGGAGTTTGGAATCTTGGTTTTATCTGGAAACCGATTTGCAAGGAAAGAATACTTCATTAATAACATCATGGGAACTTGGTGATGATGTGCCTTTCCAGCTGGGAACTTGTGTAAATCACCCTGGTGAACATACTGGAACGTTAGATGTAGGTATAAGAGTGGAAAATGTGTGGTATACCTCCGCGTCCAATTTTACTCCCGAAACTGGAAGGTGGTATCATGTGGTTGGAACATTTGATGGATTCACTCTCAGACTTTTTGTAGATGGAGTTCAACAGAATGTTAATGTTGTTCCAAATGAAACGGAATTTTCCCTGTTTGAAACTAAAGTTAATATAGGTTCTGACGCTTCCCAATCATCTGCAGACCCTGCAAATTATTTGAATGGAAAAATCGCTTTGACTAGAATTTATGGTAGGGCTTTGACGCCAGAAGCTGTTTTGGAAAACTTCAATGCCAACACAATTCGTTTTTCTAATTTGGTTCTTTCCTCGTATGTTGATTCTGGGTCTATAATTTTCACCTATACTTTGCAGGATATTGTTCCGCAGAAAGCCAACATAGAGGTAAACTTCAAACACCAAATGACTTTAAGTGGAAATCCTCTCGAGATTACATCCACTTTGATTTTGTATGCCGGACAAACTAGTGCATCGATCAGATATGAAGCCAACTGGGATGGGGCTACCGCTGGGAATTTATCAAATGCCGGTACTTTATCCGTTCTATCTATAACTTCCAACGAGCAAATTGTGTACACGGTTGATGCATTAAACGCAACCACAGATGCAGCTCCAACACCTCCCGCGGGTCTTCCTTATGCTTCTCCTATTTTAGTTTCACAGACACCCACTCCCTATGCAACTCCTACACCAACACCAACAACTTGTTCTAATCCAACCACCTGTTTTGCCTGGACTTACTCTAACGTGAGTAATGCAACTGTAAGTGTTGTTGGATGTGATTGTTCGCAAACGATCGAAAATATTGAAATAGACGAGGCCGACACGGTTACTTTTTATTCTCCTTTTCAGCCAACTTTTTCGTCGGGAACTTATGGAGAAAATACCAGCACAACCCCAGCTAATAATTTTGGATATTTTCCAGAAAATGCTGATAACAGATTATGTGCGTGGATTTGGACTAGACCAGATCAGGGAAGACAGGGAAGACTTTACTATACCTCCGGAACCGGGGTTCAAACTTTTAATATTAATATACAGCCGGGACAAGTACGTCAAATTTGTTATTCTTATCTCGTTTATTCCAGTGACCTTTATATTTATCCCGGAAATTCCGCAACTCCTTCTTGGTCGCAGGGAAATATTCTTCGATGCTCAAACTTTGCAACGACACAATGTGGTCTGAATTGTAATTGTTATAAGTGGGATACCACATCAACAGGACCAGTGATGGGAGCATCTGCCCCCTTCATAGTCTATTATACGTCATGTAACAACGAAGACACCACATTGTATTCTCAGGTAATCGATAAAGATACTCAAGGATCAATTTGTTCCTATGCCTTGCTTCGGATGGAACAACCAGATGGGGGAGGAGCACCAGTCCCATTCGAATATGCTTTCACCAATGCAGTTAATACCAATCCCACTTTCCCCGCAGGTGGAAGTGGAGCCCAGGGATTCAACATAAATGCTTCACCGTGTAATGAAGAGTATTATGCCTCATATCCAGTTTCCCCGTCGAACATTTACAGTATTTCTGCTTCAACCCTGGCTGCAACTGGAGGGATGATCGACTTCCAAATTAGATTCAGCGTAAATGGTTCTTTCCCAACAACAGTTAGTTCGAACACAAATCGAATTGAGATACAATTCTCAACAGCAACTCCTGGAACTTTGGGAGGTTTTTGTACAGGCCAAACTGTTGGGAATGCAATTTGGGTTCTTATTGGAACAGGAAATGATTACCAAGGTCTAGATGTTTGGTATAATTTCAAGGTTACATCAATATCGTCAGACTCAGTAGGAGGTGTATCTACCAAATACACGTTTGGGGTTGATTTTATGTCTTCATCTGAAGCCCAACAATCATCAAGAAATGTTGCGGGAATAACAATAACATCTGGATTAACCACAAACCTTGGAAATTTAACTGGATGGGATTTTTTAACTTGGGATGAACCAAATTCAAACGTTGATCCAGGATATATTACTTCTTTTTCAGGAGGATCATGGAACGTTTTTGACAGATTGACACCGCAAATTTGGATTAACCCCCAAACTACAGACGAAGGAGATGCCATACAAAGTCAATTTCAACTTAGAGATTATATCTGGCTAAGATGGGAAAGTGGAGGAGATTATAATTACCAATTATTGAGAATTTGGCGTGACACACCTCCACGAAATCCTTCTACTCAAGTCACCGAATATTTTACTCAGTATCAGTTTGGCCCAGTAGCAGGAATTGTCCCGGAAACTACTGTTACTCTTCTTCCTGCAGGAGTTCCCTACTGGGATACAGTTTGTCAATCAAGCTTTGAGCCTTCTCCAACTCCTATAAGAGTAACGCCTACACCAACTCTTACCCCGCTTGATAGAACTTGTAATTGTTGGAAGGTTGATGTTACTCCTGGTACAGATGTTAGAATACAATACATGGATTGTATAACTGGTCAAACCATAAATTTGAATGCCCGAAGATATCCGACGATGATCTGCGCTAATGGATCTTGGACACCTCCCACAATAACCGGTGTTAGTTTTAGTCAAACCTGTTCCAATTGTTGTTTAAACAATGGAGACTGTAGACCTCCAGCTCCAACCCCATCTAACACCCCCACAATTTCTTTAACCCCGACAAATACACCAACATGTACCCCGACCAGCACCGAATTTGTGCCACAATCATCAACACCTACAGAAACACCCACACCAACTCCTACGCCTACTCAAACCAGTACTAATACGCCGACTCCTACCCAAACCCCGACAGTAACTCCTACCCAAACTCCAACTGGAACTCCAACTGGAACTCCAACTGGAACTCCAACTGGAACTCCAACTGGAACTCCAACCCCAACACCATCTCAATCTTTCGTGTTCACCTGTGGTACTTCTACTGTTTCTGATATAGATGGCAATGTGTACCAAACCGTTCTTCTAGGGTCTGCTTGTTGGATGAAATCAAATCTTAGAACTTCTAGATACAATAACGGAACACCTATCGCATATGTTGCTCCAGCATCCTGGAATATAACCACCATTACCCCTCAGTACACATCAGCGAGCGGTACTGGTGGAACAGAGAGAGAAGGGAATTTTTACAATTGGTATGCTCTTACCGGGCCTTCTGGGCAAACCCCCGGTCAAAGTATATGTCCATCCGGTTGGAGAGTTGCTACACTGTCAGATTTCAACACCATGTTTGCTTATTTCGGGAATGGCGGAACCGGTAGTGCAAGTATCCCTCAGGCTGAGAGATATGCTTATACAAATGCTCCCGGTGTCACGTTTACGACTAACAACCCCCTTATACAAGCTACGTTTGGATATCAAAATTTTAGGCCTAGTCCCCAGTCGACTTGTGCTGGGCTATGGGATTATGTTGATGGGTACGGAACCGCGCAACAATCAGGTAACATATTCACCTGTGGAAATACAGATTTTTCTTCTCAGGTTACAGGAGCTATCACCCAAAACGGTACAATATTCGGGCCTTTTTGGAGTGATTACCATTGGACCTTCGACGGGGAATATCCAAACAACAATCAAGATAGAGCTGTTTTTGCGGGATGGCATGACGACAACAACATCTATTATTTTGCCGCTGGTCCAGGTTACGGAGGCACTTGTAGATGTGTTAAAATATAAAAAAAATATCATGAAAAAATTCTCAGAACTGACAAAGATAAACGAAATGAAGTATGGACAGCCCATGTACGGTGAAAACGACTTCAAACAACATCGTAAAAATTTGCTGGTTGCTGCCTCTGGCAACGATCAGCGGGTTTTAAATGATATTGTCGATTGTTTAACAGACGAACAGATGGAAAAGTGCTACTCCAAACTTCTCAAGGTTTATAATTACACGGGAAAAGTTGGAGAGGCAGTACCTCCTACTGTCTAATTTTTGTCGAAGGATGTTGGGTTTGATTGATATCCAATATGGATTTGATCCCTCCGGCAATCCCTTGTCTTTTGCTTTAAATCCAAAACATGTGGGATCGGTTTATACGGGTCCTACTGGATTTTACATTTTTCTGAACGCGGTGAATACCAATATTTCACTAAATGATAAAAATTATTCCACCAAAATTTTTTTTAATTCCCCCAATTCGAATGTCGCACAGTCGATGGAGAACGAGTGGATTTCTGCAACAAATTCTTTGATTGTAGAACCTCAGATTGTGAAATTAAATTTTTCCTCTCAGGGGTGTACATTCGAACAAACAATTGTTTTTTCTCCGTGAAAAAAATTATTATTTGTTACACGGCGGCACAAACCGCCCGAAAGTTAATTTTTTCTTCGAACGATTTAACCCAATGTTTTGCTGCCCGGGATAATTGTATTTTGTATTTTAATACGATTTTCTCGTTGGAAGTATTGGACCCAGATTTTAAATATTACGGTACATACGTACAATTCACGAAAATGAATCAAGGTTACAATTTATATTTTCAAATTTTACAATCTTTGTCGGGGATTTTCACGGACCCAAAAAAACCGGAAGCAATTTTAGATTTTACTTCCGATGATGAGGTTGGATTATCGATCGGAAATATGGTTTCATTTTAAATTCGAATATATAAATTCTAAAAATTCAAATTTATGACTTATCTTGGGATAGATTTTTCCCTAAATTCTCCATCTTGTTGTGTTTTGAATCAAAATAAATTTTTTTGGGTTAGCGTTACCCGATCTGATAAAAATTTAAAATCCTTGTCAAAATCTGCAGATAAACCCTATGCAGTTTTATCGAAATTTGAAAATTTCGAATTAGATGTTTTGGAAAAAAGGGTAATGCCAGATGATTATTCCGAAAAGGAAAGAGTTAAAATTGATTATTTTTTAGAACTTGTTGATTTTTTCTGGGAAAAAATAAAAAATCACGTTGAATCCGGCCAAACAAAAATTGCAATGGAGGGATTAAGTTTCGCGTCCAATGGTAATGCCTTGATTGATATTTCAATGGCAACCTCCTTGATGAGAGAAAGAATTGTGAAAAATATTGGAAGTGATAATTTCCACGTTTTTTCTCCAACTGCTGTTAAAAAATTTGCATTCAAAGGAAACGCCAAGAAGGATGAACTTTATCTTTCATTGTGTGGGCATGAACTTCCAGAAACAAATTTGAACGAATTCACTAAAACCCTTCGAATGTATCAATCCCAATGGATAACCCCGGCTAAAAGTGTAAATAAACCAGTGGATGATCTGGTTGACGCCACCTGGATTTGTCTGAAGTTATTTCAGGACATGAAATCAGTAAAATCAAACGATGAAATTTAAATTCATTTCTCATCGGGGAAATTTGGCAGGACCGATGCCAGAATTCGAAAATAGACCAGATTATATTGACAATGCTTTGGATCTTGGATTTGATGTCGAGGTAGATCTATGGTCCTATGATAATAAATTTTTCTTGGGCCATGATGAGGGAAAACATTCGGTTGATTTGGGCTGGCTGATTCAAAGAGAAAAAGGATTGTGGATTCACGTTAAAAACGAGGACGCCTTGATTCAAATGATGAAAACGGACTTGCACTATTTCTGTCACGAATCCGATCTGGCAACCTTGACCAGCCGTGGGTTTGTTTGGGTTTATCCAGGAAGACAGCCCATCCCCGGCTCAATCGCAGTTTTGCCGGAGGTTCATCACGATCCAATCGATTCATGTCATGGAATATGTTCGGATCTTATAGCCGAATACAAATTAAAAAAAGAAAAAAATAAGGATATATAAGAAAATTAAAGGAAACTTTTCATTTTGAACGCAATTAAACACACAAATAAAAAAAAACTTAAAAAATTATGAGCAACTTGGACATCTTCAATTTAGATTTGGAAAATTTTGTAACAAAAACAAATGAGAAAGGAGGTAAGGAATCTGAATTCTACAAGCCCTACCCCGAAAATGGAAAAGATGGAGTTTACAAGGCACTGGTGAGATTCGTTCCGAATATCTCGGATCCTGCTAAATCCAAAATCCACAAGTACTACGTGTATCTGACCGATCCCTCCACAGGTGATGGATTTTCGGTCGACTGCCCATCAACGGTGGGAAAAAAATCAATTTTAAAAGACATCTTTTGGAAATTGAAGAATTCTCATTCGGCAGCAGATCAAGAATTGGCAAAAGGATTCGGCCGCAAGGAAGATTACTATGCCTTGATTCAAATTGTACAGGACAAAAACAATCCTGACTTGGAAGGCAAAATTATGATTTTCAAATTTGGTAAGAAGCTCAACGAAATGTTGGAAGCCCAGTTAAAACCAGAATATGGAGATCCTTGTAATCCATTCGATCTTTTTAGCGGAAAACTTTTTTCTATCCAATCCCGTAAAGTTGGCGAATGGAACAACTACGATCTCTGTTCTTTCGTCGGAGATAAATGTGCCATTGAAATTGACGGAAAGAAAATGAAGAAAAATCAGGAAGACATGGGGGCAATCACCGCCTATTTGGAATCTGGACCTTCGAATCTCACAGCCTTCGAGTACAAAGATTGGGACGATGATTTGACCGAAAAAGTAATGGCGGTTGTTCGAAACACAGTTCCAGACGGAAGATTGGTTAATGAAATTTTAGGAGGAGTTAATAAATCTACTCATTCCCCCTCTAGGTCAGAGATCCCTGCCCAATCATCTTCTTTGTACGAAGAAGCAACTTCAACCAGAGTAGGTTCAGTTCCGGACGAAGAACCGGCAGCAAAGGCATCAAAGGCAGGTCTGAAAAGACCAGCAGCACCGACAAATGCTTCTTCTTTGGATGACCTATACGCAGATCTTTAATTCGCATGCTTAAATTAAAACCACAAGGGGAGGGAAACCTCCCCTTTTTTGTCAAACTATGGAACTCGCCAAAATAGAAAATCTAGTCGAAACTGTTCTCAGAAAATCCTTTCCTGGAGATTCTGCCAGACAAAAAATTTACCTGGCCGGCAACAGAATCAATTTTTCTTGTCCTTACTGTGGAGACAGTTCAACGGGAAGGAAAAAGAGAGGAAACTTTTATCTGACCACTTTGTGTTATAAGTGTTATAATGGGGGATGTGGTATTTTTAAAGATGGCTATGCTTTCTTTACAGATTTTGAAGTTCTGTCTGAGCTGAATCCTGAAGATAGAAGAGAAATCCTTAAGATCGTCAAGGAAAGTAAAGAAAAAAGAAAAACACATTATGGGGATGTTGATATTTCAATGTTGTTTGAAATCGACTTCAAAAAATGTGTTATCCCCAGAAATGTTTTAATACAACGTTTGAATTTGGAAAATGTTGAGGGTTCTTCAATCGCCGGATATTTAAAAAGAAGAAATCAAGTTCTTGACCACAGGTTCGCATGGGATCCGGCGGAGGAAAGACTTTTCCTTTTCAATTTGACCAAAGATGAAGAAATTTTAGGTCTTCAGGTCAGATCCATGTCCAAATCAACCAGGGCTTCTAAATATTACACCTACAAGTTGAGCGGGATCTGGGAGAAAATGATGGGCGAGACCAACCCTGAATTTTTAATGGAATGTGGTAAGATAGATCCTATCTCCCATGTTTTTGGAATAGGTCGAATTTCATTCGATCGTACGATCACAATTTTTGAGGGCCCAATGGATTCTTGGTTCTGGGAAAATTCGGTTGGTCTTTGTTCGATAGAAAACAAATTTCCATTTGAATTTGAAGACATCAGATTTTGGTACGATTGGGATAAAGCAGGAAGAACAAAATCTTTGGAAATGCTCACCAAAGGAAATTTGGTTTTCAACTGGAGAAAATTTTTAGAAGATCACAACCTACCCCTGGACAAAAAGTGGGATTTAAACGATCTGGTGAATTATCTTCGTTTGAAGAAATTGAAGATCAGAAGATTTGAAGATTATTTCACAAAAGAAACTTTAGATCTAACATACTTCATGGAGGTTTAAACATGTTCTTACACGATTATAATCCTGAGAAGCCACCAAAAAAACAAAATGGGCTGAAATTTCCTATCACCCTCCATGAGGTCGATGAACTACATTCTTTGAATGTGATCGAAGATCTAGCATCTTACGAAGAACCTAAATTGAAACAAAAGAAGTCGATCCCAGTAGATTTAAATAGAAAGAAAAAAAATAACAGAAATCAATTATTCTAAAAGTGGCAGATACAGATTTTCACAAAGTTTTCGAATCGGAAAGAGCCGAATGGAGAGAAAAAATCCAGGTTATTTCTTTAAGTTTGAAGAACATCAGAACTGTGGCAGAGGCACAAATCGAACTTTTTAGCACCAGACAAATTTTGATCGAGTACAGCTTCAAACTGGCATCGATCATTTCCAAGCTTTCATCAAGAGAAAGACAAGAAAGGGCAAAAAAGTTGAAGGAATACCAGGAAAACAAAGATATCAGGTATGGTAGCAATGAAACCAAAACTCTAATCGAAGGAGATCTTGCCGAGATAACACAAAAAATAGAACTCGTAGAAGGACACCGTAAATTCATGGATCAGACTGTTCAAACTGTTGACCACATGCTATATGGGATAAAACAAAGAGTTTCTTTGGAAGAATATCTGAGAGGAAGCACAATAAAATAATTTCACCTGAGCATGTTGAAGTTTACAGTTTCCGAAGATCGCCAGTGGCTCATCATGAGCAATCTTGTCACGGAAGTAGAAAAAAGACAAATTGAGATTTCTCTAACAAGAAAAGTTCACAATTGGTTTTTCCATCCTCTGGTCAAGAAAAAAATCTGGGATGGAAACATTTGTTTTGTAGAAAAAAAAGGTTTGGTTTGGAGAGTTCCGATAGGTCTATGGATGGAGATCTTTAACATAGGAAAAGAATTCGGATATGAAGTTCAGATAGAAGGCCTGGATTCATTGCTACTTTCAGATCTGACTTTGGAGGAATTCCAAAATTGGGTGAACGAATTTTTTGAAAACAAAGAAATAAAACCAAGGGACTATCAGATTGAGGCCGCCTGGAAGATCGTCAAATATCGTTATTCGGTTTCTGAGATAGCAACTTCATCTGGTAAAACACTCATTGCCTTCATGATTTTGACTTTTCTAAAATCTAGGAATTTGATTCGAAAATTCCTGATGGTGGTTCCCAGCACCAATCTTGTTTTTCAAGGAAACGACGACTTTTTGGATTATGGGATCGGGGAACTTGGAGTAAAGATACAACAGATAGGTGGGGGTAGCAAGATAAGAGAAGGCTGTGACATTATCATCGGAACATTTCAGTCTTTGGTGAAACAAGAACAAGATTTCTTTGAGGGCATAGACGCCGTTTTTGTGGATGAGGCCCATCACACTAATTCTATGTCCATCAAGAAAATCATGTCGAAATGTATGGGGACCGGGTGGCGTTTTGGACTAACCGGGACTCTTACCAAGAGGGGAACGGCAGACCATCTTACGATCCAGCAATTTTTAGGTCCGGTCATTGTGGAGATATCCCCCGACTTTTTGTTCCAAAACAAACACGCTACTCCGGTGGCAATCAAAGTTGTGATGCTCGACTGGTTAGATTCTGAAATCAAGGACAAACTAGCCCAGCTTAAATTCACCTCCCAAAATTTAGAAGGAACAGAAATTTACAACATTGAAAGAAAGATGGTGGTGGAAAGCGAAAAGAGACTTGCCTACATCGTGGATTTTGTGGCCAAAACTTCTAAAAATTCTTTGGTTCTTTTTCAATCCGTTAAGGACGAATATGGAAAACAAATTTGGAATCGTCTGAGAGAACTAGATTCCTCGAAAGAGGTTTTCTATGTGGACGGCGACACGGATGAAAAATTGAGGGAAGAGTACAAATCCAGAATGGGGGATGGAGAAAATAAAATCCTTGTTGCCACTTTCGGAACCTTTGCCACCGGTATTTCCATCAATAACCTTCACAACATTTTTCTGGTAGAATCCTACAAGAGCGAGATTCTGATCAAGCAAAGTCTCGGCAGAGGTATGAGGTTGATGGAGGGAAAGGAGAAGGTGAATGTCATCGATTTTGTGGATGATTTTTCCTCCCCAAAATACACAAATTATTTAATGAAACACGGGCAGGCAAGAATTGAAATTTACAAAAACGAAAAATTCAAGTACCAAATTTTCAAGGTAAAGCTGTAATCGAAAGAAGATATATAGGTAAAATTAAATTTGGTATGCCTCCATTACTTAAATTCGATGAATTCAATTTCATAAACGAAAATTCAACCCGGAAAAAATGGGAAGATTTGGAAGCTAGAATTAGAGCCAAAGTTCCCGAAATAGGTGGGGAAACTTGGAGAGGATCCTCGAGCTGGACGGATGCCAGTATAGACAACCCGGAAGGAGCTCTAGGAAGAATTTTGGGTGGTATTGGAATTGGTCTCTCAAAGGCTGGCAAAGCAATTTTTGGTGCCATTGGAGATAAATTTAATTCGGGTTCAAAAGGCGAAGAGGAAGCTTTCAGCCGGTGGGGTGAAAATATCCAGTCCAGCGGTAAGAACAAACAAAAAGATTATGAAGATTTTTACACCAAATCCATTTACTCCGGCAAAGAAACTTTCGGTCCTGATTTTGATGTTGAAAAACCCAGAACCAGAGAACAGAGAAAATACCGAGATTATCTTAGAAGATCAAGATCATATTTTGACATAGACTAAATGATTGCTAATTTTAACCAATTTATGAGATTAAACGAAGGCGGATCTGCCATCAAATCCTCACGTAGAATTCGAGAGGACGAAGCACAGTCCACACTGGACCACATCGAATCAACTTTATTTCCCCTTTTAGGTGGTGGTAATTTCGATGAAGATTTTTTGCTCATCGGAAGTATTGGAAAAAAGAAAAATCCGGAAGATGACTCGGGAGACGTTGATTTAGGTATTTCAAAGGAATTTCTTGTGGATCAAATGGGTTCTACACCCGAAAATGTTCTGGTAGATTTGGAACAATATTTGAAATCAGAATTACCAGAATTTCTTGGATTTGAACCCGAAATGAAGTTAATGAAGGGATTGGGTGTACTTTCTATCGGATGGCCTATTGGAGGAGAGCCTGAAAGAGGTATTGTTCAGCTCGACCTTATTCCTCTATCCGATATGGATTGGGCAAGGTTTATTTATTACTCTCCAGACTATCGTCTGGACGAATCTGTTTACAAATCTGCCCATAGAAATTGGCTATTTCAGGCCATTCTTTCCTCTTTGAAAGAGGTAGAAAGTGTGGACGATGATGGAAATATCATGGATTACGAAGGTTATGTTTTGAGATTAAGCGAAGGAATTTTCAAATCAAAAAAATCATATCGTGGAATCAAAAAACCCAGACTTTCCCGGCCACAAACCATAGAAGGAACAGCCCAATTTATTACCAACGATCCAAAAGAGGCAGTAGAACTTATGTTTGGGCCAGGAATTAGACCCGATCAAGTAAAAACATTCGAAGATGCCTGGTCCCAAGTTACTTCTCTCAATTATGTTTATAACGATAGATTTCCAGAAATCATGGAAGACTTTGTCAGATATCTAGAAAATGCTAAATTACCAATTCCCTCCGAGGTACAGGCAAAACAAAATTTGGTGCCAGATGATGTTTGATCCTTTGTACACGGCCTTGGATTTTTTCCTTGATGGCGATTCCCCCCAGGCGGTCGTCAGAGATGGAAAGTTGGTGCTGTTCAAAACAGAAAACGGTTCTTCTGGTTTAATTATCAAAACAAAACACGGGGACAGAAAAATCGTGTTGAACAACGAGGTAATTTACACTTTGGAAAAAAAGGTCTTCGAATTGATTGATTTCGAAAATTTTGATCCTCCAGGAATTCAGATTTACCTTCCTAAACTTATTTTGGCTTGGAATTCTCCTTTACAGTTAAAATCAAAGATCTTTGTTAGAAAAATTATCGAAGGAATTAGTCAGGTTATTCATTTGGATCTGGTTGAAGATTTAAACAAAGAAATGGAAAAGGCGTTTGGGATATTTACATTTGTAAAGGATCTCCCATTAAATAAATAAATTATGGCAGGAATTAATCACCTATATGATATGTACAATAAGAAAGGAGCGGAGTTTACTCAATCTCTCTTTTCTCAATTTGTTACCATCAACGAAAAGATGGATGGGTCTGCCTTTTGTTTTGAAAGAGATCTGGACACTGGAAAATTTAATTTTTATCGTAGAGATCAAAGAAATCCCATAACATTGGTCGACAGGACGTTGATGAAGTATTATGAAAAACCAATCCAGTACATCGAATCCTTGCCTCCTGATATTTTAGAGAAAATTCCAAGAGGATGGAGATTCGGTTTTGAATATTTTGCCAACACAAGTCCGGTTGAAATTGTTTACGATAGAATTCCCAAGAATCACCTCATTCTTTCTTTTGTCCACAAAATGGATTTACACGGAAAGATTGCCAAAACAATTCAACAAAAAGACAAGTTGGATACCTGGGCAGATCTTCTCGGAGTGGAAAGAAGTCCAATCATTTTCCAAGGATATCTGAATGAAACACAAAAAGAGCAGCTGACCGAATTTTTGGCAACCCCATTTCCACAGTTGGTTTCCCGTTTTCAAACACAGAGTTTTGTTAGATTCATCATTTCTGTTTTGAATCCAAAATTGAAATCATCCGCCCTGAACGATGATTTAGATAAAGACGTCGAAGGAGTGGTATTCAGATTTGGAGAACCAAACTCGGAGAACGAAACTGTGCTGGCCAAAATGGTAGATCCACTGTTCACCGATTTAGCCAAAACTAAATATCAAGAAAAGAAGGATAAAAAGCCTTCTGATTTTCTTGGGATCACACTTTTGGACGTCATGAATTTTATCCTTCAACAAGGTGTAGATTCTTTCGAGGTTGAAGGTCAGGGGGAAGACGAAAGATATATTTCTTTCATTTCTGATGTTTTTGCTAAATTTTTGGATGAAAATTCCGATAAATATAAAGGGACAGACTTTGAAGAACCTGATTATTTGAAGAAGCCCGAGTTCAGGTTGAATCGGGATTTAATCAGGGATCGTAGGGTTGCTAAATTTGTCGAAGAAGACGAGGCATACGAGTCACTGTACAAGCTGATGTTAAATTCATTCAGAAAACTTAAAACCCGTGCTTCTGGCATTGTTACCTCTGGAACTCTGGCCCAGCTAAATTTGCTAATTCAAGAAATTAAAGATCATATCGAACGTCCTAAAAAAGCAGTCAACGAATCAGAATTTGTTAGTTTTTTGGATTTTCAAAAGGATTCAAAGCCCAATGTCCAATATGTGTTGGAAGAAAGCGAGGATTCAGAGAAGAACGAGAATCCTTTACTTTCATTCGATGATTTCATTTCAAAATTAGAAAGCATCGACCAACACTCAAATAAAGGAGAAGAGCCGTTGGTTGAGAAGGAAGAAGACAAAAAGATCAACGTTATTGTGGGTCGTTTTCAGCCTTTCCATTTGGGTCATCTGAATATGGCTAAAAAATTACACGAGAAAAATAAATTACCTTCTTTTGTGATCGTTGTTTATCCGGGACACAATAAGAGCGGAAAATCCCCATTTGGCGAGCAAACAATAAATCAGTACATGGATGCTGTGGTGAAAGAACATGGTGATGTGTTAAAAGACTACATGATTGTTCCAAGGGGTTTGTTGGGATCTGCGGTGAATAAATTGGTTGAGATGGGATTTGAACCTCATCTTGTTGGTGCAGGTGAAGATCGACAGGACGATTATGCCAAACAGATGGAATACATCAAAAAAACAGAGTTGTTTGATAAATTACCGGAAGGATTCAAATTGGTTGAAACACCAAGAAGCACATCTGCCACAGAGGTGAGATCTAAATTGGAAGAAGAAGATTATTCCTCATTGAAAAAGATGCTTCCAAAATCGGTTCTCAATTTATATTCGGGTTTGGTCTCAGAGCTGAAAAAAAAATAGATATATACACAAAAAAGATCCACTGTGAAAAATTTATTCAATTATACAGATTTTCTATCCAAAAATTTGAACGAGGCCGATGGCTTTGGAACTATGCCCTTCTTGCTTAAAAAAGAAGGTGATGTTTATTACTATTTTTTCCAATTGGAAAGAGAAAAAGAAGACCCAGAGGGATTTTGTCTTATGATTGGTAAGTATTCACAATACGAGTCGATGGATGGACCTAAAAATTCATATGCTGTTTTGAATATCAACAAAATTGGAACAGAAGTTATTGAAGACATAGCCATCAACAAGGGAAGCTTGCCAGAAAAAAACAAAGTTTCTTTCAAATTATCCGGGGGTGAACTCTCAAGATTATTCGAACAAATTGGAAAGTGTATTTCCAGCTACCTGGAGAAAAATCCAAAAATCATCAGAATGGTTGACGAAATGAATTTTAACTTGGATATCAAGAACTATGGAGCATATTCTAAATCTCTGCTTTCTTTTGCTTTAGGAGAAGATTGGCACATGCAAGATGGATCGTCAAAAAAGATTTACCTTTGGAATCGATAAAAAAATCGAACTTATGCATCCAAAAATGGGAACTTTTTAGAATTTTTGATCTAAAATAAAACAAAAAACCAATTATCATGCAAACATTTGAAGCAATCAAATCTTTGGTAGAAACAGTTGAAACTGATTATGTGAAATTTTCAGTTAAAGGCAATATGTCTGCTGGCACCCGTGTTAGACAGTCTTTGCAAGAACTGAAAAAACTGGCTCAGCAACTTAGGCTTGAAATCCAAGAGGAAAAAAACAAAGCGTAATTTCTTTCTACTAATTATAAAGGCAACTTTAAGAGTTGCCTTTTTTTGTGCTTTGTGATTTTATAAAAGATATATAGATCGAAAGATTTGTATTTCTTGGAGAAACAAAAATTAGAAGAAAAGTAAAAAAAACATCTAAATAAATTTTTATGCCATACTACATCGCAAGAGTACAATTCGAATCTGGTGAAACCAAGAAAAATGGAGATCCTGTCATGTCCAAAGGAGAATTTTTGGTCGAGGCAGAATCCGTTCTGGAAGTTGAACACAAAGTTGCCCAACACCTCGAGGGTGTTTCCGGATTTTTTGAAACAATCCAAATTTCAAAATCCAAAGTCGAAGCAGTGATTTCGTGAAATAATTCAATGGAATGAAAAGAAAGAACCCGTCTCTTACCTCAAGCTACAAACCACCAAAATCTGCCAAGAAAATTCCTTCGGGAGATACGGGTTTCAAGATTGTGGATAAGGCTTTCAAACAAAGCAATGAGGCGGAGACGAGTTCTTATATGCCACCACAATCCCCAATTGCTATCCAGCCCGGAGACAAGGGATTCGAAATTGTGGGAAAGGCATACAACAAGTGGCTTTGGACTTTTCCCGAGTGGAAAAAGAAATCTTCTAAAATCATCAATCCGAATGCCAATTGGGGATTGAATGCAAAGCCTATGACCCCGGCGGAGATGAAGAAGAAAATGAAAAACCTTTATCTAAAAGAGGAGGATACATCTAGAGAGATTCTCAAAGGTGGTCTTGGGGATAATCTCACAATTTTAGATTTAGCAAAAAAACACACCGGATCTCTTGACCACGATTTATCTGGTGTTGTAGATTACCTAACCAGACAATTGGTCGATGGAGTTTTTGTTGAGATGGAACACACGGATTCCCCACAAAAAGCAAGAGAGATAGCAATGGATCACCTATTTGAAGATCCGAACTATTACATTAAATTAAAAAAAATCGAATAATAAAATGCCAGCAGTTTCAAAAGCACAACAAGCAATAATGGGCCAGGCCTGGGCCTTAAGATCTGGATCTCTCAAATTGAAAGATATAGATTCAAGATATAGGAAGATAGTTAAGGATATAGCCGATGGAGAAATGTCGGATAGGGAACTTGAAAAGTTCGCCTCTACAAAAACAAAAAGACTTCCGCATTACGTGAAAGAAACTTTTGAATATGATGACTATGAAGCAGTGGATGAGGATTCAATCAAATCCAAAACTCAATATTACAAACCAGGTGAAAAAATTCGTGTTTTGAATGTTACTTACCCAGAATGGTATTCACCTGCCAAGGGGTTCGAGAACGTTAAAGTAGGAGATGTTCTTACCATTACAGACGTTGGACAAAATGTAGTTGGTCACGTTTATTTCACCGATTTTAACGATGACTATGGATTGAGTATCGAGGATATTGAAATGCTTACTGGTAAAGTTCAAGAATCTGAATCTTTATACGAAAAGGGAATCCCGGTAGCTGGGGCAACATCTCCTTTAATTGGTTCAAAGAAAATACCAACTTTCACACCCGGTCTCAATGTTGGTGGTGGGATCAAACCAATTACCCCACATTTGAACCCCGACGTGACCAAACCAAAGGGGAAAAAGAAAATGTCACATCTGGCAGACTATCGAGATTATATTGCCACCAAAAAATCTTAATTGATGCTCCATCACCTTTTGGAATTCAAAAAATACGATCCTAGGTTAGAATACAAAACCGATACCAGGAGAGATATTTCTTTGGATGACATCAGAAAATCCGGAGCATATAGAAATATTATTGATTTAGGATTTGAAGAGGAACACTCTCACCAACAGGAATTGAATAACACCTTGAAATTTGTTAGGATAAAACACAAACAAAGAGAAAGGGGACACGGCGATGTTTTTTATACGGTTCATCCAAGTGGAATTGTCAGAAGGTACAATCCAGAAAAATCACACGAAATTCCAGAAGGAGGGGGAAATGACATCCGAAGATTTCCTAGACCCTTTAAAACTTTGAAGGATTATAACAGGGCTTTACAATATCTTTTTAATTATCTCAGAAGAAAAGAATTGAGAAACGATTACAGATAGAATACTTCAAAATATATAATCAATCGTTCATACCTATAAAATTAAAAAATATAGCCAGTGAAACATATCAAAAATTTTACAATTTTTCTTTTCGAATCTGAAGAATTCACTAAAGAGGACTATTTGAACTTTAAACAATATACAAATAATAGCAAGAAAGGGATTCCGTCAACAAAGGAACAAATGGAAGCAATGAGAAAATATCATAGAATGAAGCGTAAAGGTTTGGATCCAATTGACCCTTTCCGAGAAAAGAAGGGGGAAAAAGAAGAATTCACGGAAGAAGATCGCCGAAACTTTCAGGAATATATTAAGAAGATTTATGCTAAACCAAGATTAGAACCAACGCAAAAAGAAAGAGAAGCATATAATAAATATAGTAGGCAAAAAAGAATATTGGGTCATTCTCCTTTTAAAAGACAAGAAGAAGAATTCACGGAAGAAGATTACCGAAACTTTAAGGAATATAATAGGAAGATTTATGCTAAACCAAAATTAGAACCAACGCAAAAAGAAAGAGAAGCATATAATAAATATAATAGGATCAGAACGAAAGGATTGGATCCAATTGCTCCTTTTCGAAGAAAAGAAGAAGAATTTACGGAAGAAGATTACCGAAACTATCGGGAATATAGTAGGAAGTATCAATCTAACCGAATCAACACTAAACCAAGATTAGAACCAACTCAAAAAGAAAGAGAAGCATATAATAAATATCAAAGGCAACGAAAAATATCGAATCCAATTGCTCCTCTTAAAAAACAAGAAGAAGAATTCACGGAAGAAGATTACCGAAACTTTAAGGAATATAATAAGAAGATTAATGCTAAACCAAGATTAGAACCAACGCAAAAAGAAAAAGAAGCATATAATAAATATAATAGGATCAGAACGAAAGGATTGGATCCAATTGCTCCTTTTCGAAGAAAAGAAGAAGAATTTACGGAAGAAGATTACCGAAACTATCAGGAATATAATAGGAAGATTAACGCTAAACCAAAATTAGAACCAACGCAAAAAGAAAGAGAAGCATATAATAAATATTATAGGATACGGAGATTATCGGGTCTTCCTTCTATTAAAGGACAAGAAGAAGAATTCACGGAAGAGGAATACCGAAACTATCAGGAATATAATAAGAAGGTTAATGCTAAACCAAGATTAGAACCAACTCAAAAAGAAAAAGAAGCATATAATAAATATCAAAGAATGCTCACGAGAGGATTGGATCCAACTGCTGCTTTCACAGGAAAAATTAGAATTATAACAGCAACCGGGGATTGGTCAAAATTAACGCTAGATGGAAGCCCTTTGTTTTTGTCCCATGCTAACACTTATTTTGTAACATTCTACAAAAATCCCACAAAAGAAATGATAAAGAGACTCCTTGGGGATAGTGACCAGCCGTTTACTTGTGACCCAAAGGAAGCAAGTCAGGAAATTTTTGGTGGGGATTTTCCGTACATCAATAAAAAAGAGGGATTGATATTTGCTGCAGATCCTAAATATTCTCCAGCAGATTATGAAAATGAATTGGTTCGAACAGCGAAAACCATATGTGAAAACCCAGACGAAAACGAAAATATGGATGGGGAATATGCTTTAAATATTTTAGAGAATGGCTGGGAAAACTTCACACCTGAACACATTAACCACTTGATTTTGCTTGCTAGTGAAAGTGCAAAAAAACCATCCGCGTATAATATCTTTTCTAAGGATGATATAAAAAGAATTGATCTTTTTTTGAAATTTGCTAAATATAATTTAAAAGGTCAACCATTAAAATTAATGGATCCTAGAATAGAAATTAAATTCAAAGTAGTTTAAATTAAAAAATATGAGTTGCGGCTGCGATCAAAACCAATCATTCGAGAGACAACCAGTTCACAATCCTTTATTGGATTATGATAATCCTAATTCTTTGAACGGGAGAAGAATTTTACATAGTAATGGTACAGCATTGGAAATCATATCTCCAATTTTGAATCAAAATGATAAAAGATTGATAGGGTTCACAACCAGAAATTCATCGGGGAAATTACTTAGAATTTTTGCCGAAGATGTAGTTAGAATTTAATTTGAAATTTTATTTTGAGTGAACGATATATAGATAAATTTTAAACAAACATAATATGGGCTGCGGCTGTAATCAAATGAATCACGAACAAGGAGCACAAATGGTTTCTTCGAACCATGAAATAATTCATGATGAATTAACCGGAAAAAATATCAGACATTCTACCGGAAAGATTTTAACCATCTCTTCGCCGATTAGAGACATAAATGGTGATATTATAGGATATATAACCAATAACCAAGAAGGAAAGGTTATTCGCATTTTCGCAAAAGATGTGTCAGAAGTTCTTTAAAAAAAATTGAAATTATGTTTTTTCCAACCGGCAAAACCACACAAGGACACACAGTAGTTTGTTTATGTTGCTGTGACGACCTTCCTTATCATGAATCTAAAAACAATTCTCCGGAAGAAATTTTAGAATCTCTCTGTGAGTGGATGGTTGAAAATTCATATTGTACCGAAAATTGGCAGGTAGAAAATTACGTTCGTGAATGTGGTTATCCGAAATACAAGATGGAGGAGAGCGAAGGGGGAATGGCTAGTTTGAACTCAACCCCGGGGATGGGACCGGTGACACCACCAACAGGTCCAGGAACAAATGTAAATTTTTACGATGCCTCCAAGCAAGGATCTGGAGATAAATTTGACACTTTAACGGTAGGAACAAATTCTTCAACAATAAAATCTAAAGGAAAAAAACCAAGAAAAAGAATTATTCAATCATTTTCTGACTTTTTGGAAACAACTAAGAAATTTCAAAATTAAAAAAGATATATATAAAAAAACCCACAGATGAAAAACAAAATTTTAAACTTCGACCAATTTTCTTCGATATATGAATCTGAATTTTATATTAAAGAATCTGAATCTTCTGGAAGTAAAATAGACATAGGGCTTGATGATCTAGCGGTTAGTTCTGAACAAATAGCTGATGTAATGGCAGAGCTCGATCCTAAAGCAATTAAAGAAAGTGGGACAGGTATTAGTGCATACGGTTCAATTAAACCGGGAGAAAAAGGAGACAGGGTTAAATGGCTTCAAGGAATACTTGGATTTGAAGGTAAAGATGTAGATGGGGATTTTGGGCCAAAAACAATAAAAGCCGTTAAAGATTTTCAAAAAAATAATAAACTCACTGTAGATGGAAAAGTTGGTGTCCAAACTTTGCAAAAAATGGTTGATGTTTTGAAAGTTCCCACTGAAAAACAAAGTGAAATAAATAAATTGTTAGAAGATTTAAGGGCAAAAATGCCTCCGGAATTGTTAGCTCTTTACGAAGTTTACATCGTTAATACGGATAAATCCGGAAATAATAAAAAAATAATTTTAATACCAAAAAAAGGTGCTCAAGAAAAAGTACAAGCAGCAAGAGAAAGTGGTATGGCAGAAGGATTAAAATTGTTACTTGAGGGGGTTAAATATGCTGGCAAGGCAATTATTTGGACTGGAGCCGCTATTGTTCTAGTTACTTTAGAAACAGCTAATGCTATGATATCCGGAATCACTGCTATTTCTAAAATGGTATTGGGTGGAGCTGCTTATGTTGCAGGTGTAGCAGTTCAGGGACTTATGGAATTCGGAAAATGGATTGCTAGCGTGGGAGAAAAAGCTTGGGAGGGCCTCAAAGATGCATCTACAGAAATTTGGAAAGGTGTATGTGATGCTGTTACACTTCTTGGTAAAGCATCTCTCAAAATTGTATATGGCTTTATACAAGGAGCCCAAGCCGTTGCTTATACACTCGCTGGTGTTGCATTAACAATTTTCCAAGCAGCAGCTAACACGTTTGATGCAGCCGTCAAAGGTGTAATCTCAGCTGCAAAAGAAGTAAAAACTTTTGTAGTAAACGCAGTTAAAGCAATTGGTGATGGAATCACAAAGGTGAAGGAGACACTAAAAGCAGGTTTTCAATATGCTGTTGATGTTACAAAGAAAGCTTTGCAAGGGGCTATTCAAGGGGTTAAGAATTTTGGAAAAAGCGTTGTTGCAGCAACAGAAAGAGCTTACAGCGGGGCTGTTAGCTGGCTATCATCTATGTATGAAAAAGGAAAGAAATTCTTTGAATCTACTATGTATGAAGTCTATGGTTCAGAATTCTTAAACGAAAATCGTCATTTAATAGAATTTGGAGAACTTGAGTTTTCTTTATTATCTGATGACTTGGATTGGAGATTGTAAAAATCAAACTTTCACTTATTTCAAAAACCAGATCGTTAGGTCTGGTTTTTTTTGTTGGTACTAAGACTTCGACAAAATTGTTGAATTTATCTGTCCTGCATAGAATTCCCTTTTATTAATGTCTTGACAAATTGTCACCTTTTTTTTAAAAAATAAGACAAATTGTCGAAAATTAATGTGGAATAAATTTTGGAACAAAATTCGATTATTAAATGTTAAAAAATAACATTTATGAACAAATACCGTTTTTATCACCCTCTTGAGATGATGGATAGAATCTTATCCAACGATCTCGGTTTAGTTGATTCTGTAGATTACCAGGTCAACGAACAAGAAAATTCTTTGGAAGCCGAATTTAAAGTTCCAGGATTCGCCCAAAAAGAAATCTCATTGGAAGTAACTGATAACGTACTTCTGGTGGAGGCGAAATCCGAAACCAATAAATGGTCCAACGGATTTTCTAAAAAATACAAATTGCCGGAGAATGTGGATGGGTCTAAAATGGAGGCCAAATTAGAAAACGGCATTCTTTCTCTAAGAATCCCGAAGAAAAAGCAGGCTATCTCAAAGAAAATCGCGGTCCTCTAACCCTAAATATTCGGCAATTTCACAAAAGCTCGTTCGAATTTGAACGGGCTTTTTTATTTTTAGGCAAATGGAAAGACTGATCCAAGAAGATTATCTTTATAATCCGTGGAAAATGATGGTTTGTTGTATTCTTCTAAATCAAACAACCAACCAGCAGGTAAGAAAAATTTTAGATCCTTTATTTATTTTAATACCCGATCCCATTTCTGCTTCACAAATGGAGCCAGAGAAAATCTCAGAAATTATTCTAAGCACCGGATTTTCTTCTGTTAAAAGTCAGAGGATCGTGAACATGAGTAAAAAATGGGTGGAAGGATTTGATTCGGTTTTGGAACTTCCTGGTGTTGGCAGATATGCGTCAGATTCTTGGAAAATTTTTGTTGATAAAAATCTCAGCATCCAGGTGACAGACAAAAAGCTTCAGGCCTATTTGGATTCCGTTTTGGCGTTCCCTGAAAGTGTCTCGTGAATTCTCTGTTTGACGTACTTTAAAATTTTCTTCGAATTCTTGTGATCTTTGGCGAGTACCTTTTGGAATTCTTCTTCCTCCGCCAATTCATCAAGGTAAGAGTATAAATCAGTGGTGTTGTAAAGATCGTCTACAACCCTGGGCATTTGTGTGTAGGCGGGGCGGTAATTTCTAGAATTTACATTGTCTTTGTACCATTCCCCGGGTACTGCCACGCTACCTGGAGCGAAGGCGCTCCAGTTTTCTGAAACGAAATTTCCGAAACTTTTAAGATTGTCCAACATAAGTGTATATATCCATTCAGGATTTCATTTATGATAGTAGATATTGAAAATAAAGGTGAAGAACTTAAAATTTCGACCTTTACAGAAGAAGGTGGAATCAAATTCATTAACGTTCCAATTCCACCAGAGGAAAGATTTGTATGGCAAATTTGTTCGCACAGTGATAGGGACCGGGATAAAACTTGGAAAAATTGGGAAGGATCCTCAATCAAAAAGCACAAAAATACGAAGTACGACAAATATCGAATTTTACAATTGCTCGAAGAGGCAGATCCAGAACTAACCAAGCCTCTCTGGGAATTCCAAACACCCAAAAAATTCTTTGTGGATATTGAGGTCGAAATGACCGACGAGATGAAAGATTCTTTGGATACAGAGAAGGCAAAAAATAAAATTTTGTCCATCGGGATAGCCACAGATAAATGCAAATTGATTGTCCTGGGGCTGGATGATTTGGACGCCGAACAACAAGGATTGATCTACCAACAGGTCAACGAGTATTTACAACAAACAGGAGACACCTGGGACTTTAAGTACAAAAAGTTTGAGTCTGAATACGACATGCTTTACACCTTCTTCAAGGATATAGCATCCAAAATGTCAGTCATCACAGGTTGGAACTGGTTTGGTTATGACTGGCCTTATCTTATCAATCGGGCGAAGAGGCTTGGGATAGATCCTAAGATCATTTCTCCGAGTGGTTATTTGATTGGTCAAAATCAACTTCCAGCCCACATTCTCATGGTTGACTATCTTGAAATTTACAAGAAGTGGGATAGGGTAATAAAAATCAAAGAAAGCAATCGTTTGGATTATGTTGCAGAAAAAGCAACCGGATTGAAAAAAATCCATTATGAGGGAACACTCCGAACCCTTTACCAATCGGATTTCACCAAATTCATTTTTTACAACGCAATTGACTGTGCACTGGTTCATTACATCGACAAGAAATTAAAGACGATGTTGACCTTCTTTAAAATAGCGAATTTAAACGGGGTTGAGATCAATAGGGCTTTGTCCCCAGTTTGGTCTACCGAGGTGATGATGATGAGAAAATTTCTTGATCGAAAACAGGTTTTTGTGCAAACAAGAAAGGATGAAAATCACGTCAAATTTGCTGGTGCATATGTCAAAGATCCAATTGTTGGATTGCACGAATGGGTAGCATGTTATGACTTCGCTTCTCTGTACCCCAACACGATCGTGCAGTGGGGAATCTCGCCCGAGGTTTATAAAGGTAAAAATTTATTGGACACAAAAGAAAGTTGGATCAAAACTTCCTCCGGAGCTGTGTTTGGAGGAGACGATGAAGATCCGATTTTGAAGTCGATCATTAAGGACCTGTATGCCAAAAGAAGACAGGCCAAGGATAAGATGTTAAAACTTCAAATAGAAATCGACCAGTTGGAGAAACAATTAAAAAAATTAACGTAAGAATTCCACATCAGACCCCAAGTTTCTAGGTCGGGCTTGATATATAAAATCCAATGGGAAAAAGAATGATTTATTTGATTGCAAACCTGTCTAGTGGGAAAGATGTACTATCAAATTAGAAGTAATTATAACACCGAATACAGAAAAATTTAAAAGAAAAATGGAGAATAAGAATTTTCAACAATGTGCACAGATTGATGTCAATAACGACTATCAAGATTTAAGAGAAAAAGGAAATGATGCTTTAGAACTAATCTATAACATGCAGAAATCGATCCAAGAAGAAGTATATGGATACAACTTTGAAGAGATCCGGTCTTCAATTGGAAAGTTAAAAGAATTTATTGATTGGAACGAGGAAGCAATCCGAGACGAGGACAGGGAAATGCAAAATGCTCTTACCGGAATCCACACTTATCCTTCCTGTTGGAAGCCTTGGAAATCAAAACACAAAGAAGCAATGGCAAGATCCCTTTCGGATTTAACTGAAGAGGAATTGAAAGAACTTAGATATGAATGGATAGACAAGTTACATTTCATAATGAATGAAGCCATTGCAATTGGATTAACCCCTGAAATGATTACTAACTACTATGTTGCTAAGAATAAGCATAACGTAGAGAGACAAAATAGACCAGGCGGATATTAATTTACTAAATCTTACTCAAAACATAAAAATAAATAGAAACCCTATGATGGAAGAATATTCGTTACCAGAACCGATCCTACAAGAAAATCCAGATCGATTTGTCATTTTCCCAATTCAACACGATGAACTTTGGTCTCAGTATAAGAATCAAATGGCATGCATTTGGACTGCCGAAGAAATTGATCTTTCTTCAGATCTGGATCATTGGAGAAACGAATTGAACGAGGATGAAAAACATTTCATCAAACACGTTTTGGCCTTCTTCGCAGCTTCGGATGGAATCGTGAATGAAAATTTGGCAGAGAACTTTGTCAGAGAAGTTCAATACACGGAAGCAAAATTTTTCTACGGGTTTCAAATCATGATGGAAAACATTCACTCTGAAACCTATTCTTTGTTGATTGATACCTATATTTCTGACCCCCAGGAAAAGCACCGTCTATTTCACGCCATTGAAACTATTCCTGCCGTGAAGAAAAAAGCAGATTGGGCGCTGAAATGGATTAACTCGCCGCATTTTCAAGAGAGATTGATTGCTTTTGCTGCAGTAGAAGGAATTTTCTTTTCTGGATCTTTCTGTTCAATCTTTTGGTTGAAGAAAAGAGGTCTGATGCCAGGTCTTTCTTTTTCCAATGAACTAATTTCACGGGACGAGGGACTGCACTGTGACTTCGCTGTTCTTCTTCACAATAAATATCTTTCAAACAAAGTTTCGGAAGAGAGAATCAAGGAAATTATTGTCAGCGCCTTGGCCATCGAAAAAGAATTTATTTTAGAATCTCTTCCGGTGAGACTGATTGGAATGAACTCTGATCTTATGAGTCAATACCTGGAATTTGTAACAGATAGACTTTTGGTTTCTTTGGGATGTTCGAAGGTATATGGGTCGGAAAATCCATTTGACTTCATGACCAACATTTCTTTACAGGGTAAAACCAACTTCTTTGAAAAAAGAGTGGCTGAATATCAGAAGGCGGGAGTTCTCAATGCATCATCCGATGCTTTTGATTTGGATGTAGATTTCTAAAAAAAATTCATAAAAATGTTTGTAAAAAAGAGAGATGGTTCGAAAGAAGCAGTCAGATTTGATAAAATCTCAAATCGGATTCGAAAGGTAACCTATGGATTAAATTCTGACTTCGTAGATGCTATGGAGATAGCACAAAAAGTTATTGCCGGTATTTATGATGGAATTTCAACTTGGGAACTGGATAATTTAGCAGCAGAAACAGCTGCTTCTTTGATTCCACGACATCCAGACTACTCCATCTTGGCTTCTAGAATAGCGGTTTCAAGATTGCACAAATCTACAAAGAAAAAATTCTCGGAAACTATCCAGGATTTGTTTTCCTACATCGATCCCGAAACCGGATTGGAATCTGGTTTGATCTCCGAAGAAACCTATCGGGTGGTGATGGAACATAAAGACACTTTGGATTCAGCCATTATTCACGATCGGGATTTTAATTTCGAATATTTTGGTTTTAAAACACTCGAGAAAAGTTACCTTCTCAAGATGCTCGGCAAACCGGCAGAAACCCCTCAACACATGTACATGAGAGTAGCGGTTGGAATTTGGGGGGATGACATCAAAAACACGATTAAGACCTACGAGTTGCTTTCAAATCACATGATGACTCACGCAACTCCGACACTTTTTAACGCCGGAACGAAAAAGCCTCAATTGTCTTCCTGTTTCTTGTTAACCATGTCGGAAGATTCTATCCCCGGAATTTACAAAACTCTTTCCGACGTTGCCTTGATTTCTCAGCATGCCGGGGGAATTGGTTTGGCAATTCACAATGTTAGAGCAACAGATTCTTACATCAGAGGAACAAATGGTAAATCAAATGGGATTATACCTATGCTTAGAGTTTATAATGAAACCGCTAGGTATGTTGACCAATGTTTTGTTGGTGAAACTTTGATTAAAATGGAAGGCGGATTCTCTAGAATTGATGAAATATATCCTGGGGATTTTGTTATCTCTTCAGATGGTAATAAACACGAGGTAATTCAAAATTTGGATTACCCCATTGGAGATAAAAATTTAATATCAGTTCAAACGGAAGATGGAGAAAACATAGTAACAGAAGATCATCTTTTTTTAGTTGTTAGAAACGGATCATCTATTGACAATTTAGAAGAAAAGTTATCTATGGGAATTGTAGAAGCAGAGTGGATTGAGGCAAAAAAATTAACGGATAGCGATATTTTACTAAAAATGTAAAATTATTTCAAAGTAAAAATAAAATTCATAAAATGGCAAACATCTTTTTACATCACCCTCTACAGGATGGAGAGCTCCATGAGGAATCATCTGTACTTTCTGTCTCTAAATTGAAATTCAATAAGGTAACAAAAGTAGAAAAAATATCAGGTAGGGAAGGAAAAGTTTACGATCTGCGAATTTCTGAGATTCCTAATTACTCTACGAATGTATCAATTGTTCACAATGGGGGTGGAAAGAGAAAGGGAAGCTTCGCCATTTATCTAGAACCTTGGCATGCTGATGTTGAAGATTTTCTGGACTTAAGAAAAAATACAGGTAAAGAAGAAAGAAGAGCCAGAGATTTGTTTTTGGCTTTGTGGATTCCCGATTTATTTATGGAGAGGGTTCACGAGGATTCTACCTGGTCTTTGTTTTCTCCATCCGAAGTTCCCAATTTACATGAAAAATTTGGAAAGGAATTCAATGCCGCTTATTTGGAAGCAGAAGAGGCTGGGAAGGCCAGAAAAACAATTAAGGCCCGGGATTTGTGGGGCAAGATTTTGGATTCACAAATTGAAACCGGAACCCCATATATTTTGTATAAGGATGCGGCCAACAGGAAATCCAACCAACAAAATTTAGGTACAATCAAATCTTCTAATTTGTGCACAGAAATTATAGAATATGCCAGTAAAGACGAAACTGCAGTTTGTAACTTGGCTTCGATCGCGGTGAATAAGTTTCTGAAATCTACAGACGCAAGAACCTCCAAGATTGCCAGAAAAAAATGCGAGGTAGATCACGAATTGCTTTACAATGTTGCCTACCAAACAACATTAAATTTGAACAAGGTAATTGATGTTAATTTTTATCCAACCCCAGAAACTAAAAATTCGAATTTCAGACACCGCCCAATTGGCATTGGAATTCAGGGTTTAGCTGATCTTTTTGCCATTATGGGATTGCCATTTACATCTCCAGAGGCAAGAAAAATCAACTCTGAAATTTTTGAAACCATTTACTTCGCTTCTATGTCTGCTTCTGTGGATTTGGCTAAGAAAGAAGGTCATTATGAGAGTTTTCCTGGATCTCCTCTTTGCCAAGGCAAATTCCAATTTAACCTCTGGGACGTTACAGATTCCGAACTTTCTGGTAGATGGGACTGGGATAAATTGAGAAAATCTGTGATGAAACACGGATCCAGAAATTCTTTGCTTCTGGCACCCATGCCAACCGCGAGCACAGCTCAAATTATGGGAAACAATGAAGCATTTGAACCTTTTACCTCCAATATTTATACAAGAAGAACCCTGTCGGGAGAATTTATCATCATCAACAAATATCTTGTGAAAGATCTAATCAATTTGGGTCTTTGGAATGAAGATGTTAAAAATTTGATTATCATCCACAAAGGATCTGTTCAAAACATTCCAAACATCCCCGATGACATCAAGGAGGTTTACAAAACGGTTTGGGAAATCAAACAGAAAGATCTTATTGAGATGTCTGCAGAAAGAGGTAGATTCATTTGTCAATCCCAATCTCTCAACCTTTTCATTGAAGGTGTTAACGCTGCCAAATTAACTGCCGCCCATTTCCATTCTTGGAAATTGGGTTTGAAAACTGGCATGTATTATCTTCGCACTAAGTCCGCTGTAGACGCCATGACTGGACTTGGGATAGACGTTTCTAAATATCAGACAATACCAAAAAAAGAAGAGCCCAAAGTTTTCAAAAAGACTTTGGAAACCCCAAATGAAGAATTACAAGTTCTGGCCAACCAAACTTTAGAAGATTTAAGTTGTAGTTTGGACAACCCAGATGATTGTATCGCCTGTGGATCTTAATTTTACATTTTAATAAAAACCATGACAAATATTTTAATCTTTAACACCAAAAAACACACCCTCCAGGTAGAATCTGAATCACGACATCTAAGAGGAGTGTACTCTGAAATCATGACCATTCAACTTTCTCAAGCCCATTACAATTTTTATGAGGTTTATCAAGAAAGCCAAGATTCAAGAAGAGTTCCCCTTTTCAGATTCCCAATTCAAAATACGATTATTAAATATGAGCACAGTTAAAAAATTCGACGAATTTGTCCACCTTCACGAAAGAGAGCTTCCTGATTTTCAGGGCAAGATCTTAGTAATCATGGGCCCTCCTGGATCCGGGAAAGGGACCTTCTCAAAAAGACTTTCTGAAAAAGAAGGTTACAATCATATTTCTACTGGGGATTTGATTCGAAAATCGAAGGACCCAGAATTAAAAGCGAAGATTGCAAAGGGCGAGTATATTGACGATGGAACGATGGTATCAATGCTCAGAAAAGAACTTAAAAAGTTAGATCCTGGAATGGGAATCATTCTCGACGGATTTCCTAGAACGGTTAAACAGGCTGGAATGTTGGACTCTTTGCTCGGTAAAATGGGATTAGGTCTAAGCCACACAATCTATTTGGATTTGGACGAAAAAACCGCTACGGATAGGATTTTATCCAGAGCCGAAAAAGAAAATCGTGAGGATGACAAAGATCCAGAGGTAATTAAAAAAAGATTCCAAACCTACACGGAAAAAACTGCTCCTCTGATCGATCTGTACACCAAAAGCAGAAAATTGAAAAAATTCGACTCCGGTGTAGGAATAGATCGTTTATACAAAAAAATTGTGAACCAACTGAATCTCAAAAAAACCGATTCTAAAACAAATTAAAAGAAACAGGTCAACCTGAATCACATTTAATTTATGTCAAAATACAAGGTAGATTTACTGACGGGATTTGTAGAAAACTTCGAAGAAGAAATTCATCTGAAGAATAAAATCGAAATGTCACATTTTAGCCAGGTTGGTAAAATAGGAATACAGCTCGAAAATTATTTGTTTAAAATTGGGATGGATCTCAAGCCAACAAAATTGGCGGCAGGACCCAATCCAACTTTACATGTCAAATTTCGAAGAAAGCTTTCTGATTCATTCCTGGCGGAAACCCTAATTGGATTCTTCGTTGAAAGTGGAATAAAATTCAAACAGCACCTTCATTCTGGATCCTTTCCTTTATTCACTGTAAAGAATGATACGGTCCCAGAACTTTTGGAAGGGATTGGATATTCTTTATTTTCCATTTATTCGCCGAGTTCTAATGGATTTCTCGGAATAAAGTTGGAAATATTAACAACAAATCAAATTGTGAAAATTTTGGATTCGAAATTGGCAAATTTAACTTTGTTGATTTGGACTGGACGAACTTTAAAAAAATCATCCTTTGCAAATACTCAAAACATACCAGAGGAAAATAGTTCGGATTTCTTGGACCTTGAACTGGTTTCCGAATCAAAATCAAATCCCATCCGTATAAAGGCGAACTTTACCAAATCTAGTCTTCTGGGTTACACGTTGGAGAAAATTTTAGAAATTCAGAAAATCTGAAATTTTTTCAAAAAATTAGATATAAAAAGAAAGTTTTTTTATGTCTAAATCCACAAAGAATAAACCAAAATCCAAAAAATCTCCATCTAAATCACTAACTTCTTTAACGGGTTTACCCCACAAACAAAAGTTCACCTTTTGTTTGGTCATGATCGTCAAAGACGAAGGTGACACAATTCGCAAATGTCTTGAAAGAGTTGCACCTTATATTTCCTATTGGGTAATCTGTGATACTGGTTCTCGGGACAATACCATTTCTGAGATCAGGAGTACCATGGAAGAATTAAATATCCCGGGCGAACTCCATGAAAGACCTTGGGTTAATTTCGAAGTCAATCGAACAGAAAGTTTGGAATTATCCTATGGAAAGTGTGATTATCGATGGATTATTGATGCCGATGATTTATTTGAAAATTTAAATCCAGGAACAAATCCCTTTTCAGATTTACCAGACGGAGTAGACTGCTTTCAAATTCAATACAAGTTGAATTCTTTGCAGTACTACCGGGCTCAAATTGTGAAGTCTGACCAAAATTGGGTTTACAAAGGGGTTCTTCACGAATATTTAGATTTGCCTGGAAAACAACCTTTATATCAGGCACAAATCCCCAACGACAGATGTTTGGTGAACGCCAATATCTCCCCGTTAAAAAGAGCTTCTTCTTTGGAAGAAAAGTACTCTAAAGACGCTGAAATTTTGGAGAAAGCTTTAAAGGAGGATCCCACCAATACCAGATACATGTTTTATCTCGCCCAAAGTTATCGGGATTCAAACCAAAACCTAAAGTCTCTACAAGCCTATGAAAAAAGAGCCAACGCTGGGGGATGGCCAGAAGAGATCTACTACTCTTTGTACATGATTGGAAGGTTGAAAGAAAAACTCGGGAGACATCCGGACGAGGTCATTCAGGCCTATTCTAAAGCTTGGGAATTCAGACCAGAAAGACTTGAGGCGGTATTTCACTGTATGAGAAAATTGAGGGAGCAAAATCGGTTTGTGTTGTCTTTCACCTATGGTACGATGGCCATGAAGAATCCAGGAACCGGAGACATCCTATTTATCGAACCAGAAATTTGGCAATGGAGGTTGTTGGACGAATTTTCTTTGGCTGCCTATCACACTGGAAATCCGGAAATTTCCTACGAAAAAATGAAACAAGTTACCGAAATGCCTTTTTTCGGATCATTTCATCCAGGGGAAAAAGAAAGAATCCTCAGAAATTTAGAAAACTTCAAAAAGGCAGCAGCCATGAAGCTAAATTCACAAAATCAACCGGCTTCAGCATAAAAGAAAAAAGATGGAAGTGCTCTCGATGTATCCTGTTAAAAAGTCAGATCTTGGCTTCCATGGAAATTTGTTCGGCGGTCAGTTGCTGAAATGGATTGATGCTGCTGCTGCTGGATATGCCATGCAGCTGTGTGATTCTCCAAGAATGGTAACTGTGTCCATAGATAAATGCTTTTTCGAAAGGCCTGCAAAAGAAGGTCAACTTTTAAAAATTTATGGAAATCCGGCTGAAATCGGCACAACGTCGGTTACAATTTATATCGAGGCAAGAGCACACAACGTGTACACTGGAGATCAGAAAGTAATTCTTAGAACAAACATCAAATTTGTGAGGATTGACGAGGAAGGAAACCCAATCCCTATCTCGGAACGATCAAAAACCCGTATTTCGGAAAAAATAAAATAATTTTCACAAATCTAAAAATAAAAAATTAAAATGAAACAATTACTTATAATCCTGCTTGTTCTACTTAGCTCAATGTCATTCGCCCAAAAACCTATGGTTGGTTTTACCCAAGAAGAAATCAAACATCGAAATAGACTTGAATTTAAAATAACCGAATGGGATGTGATTAGACAGGATGAATATTGGGTAATGTACACTGCTAGCCCTTACCTTGATATGACCACATTTTATTTCTTTAGATATGGTGGGACAAAAAACTTTTTAGCCAGCCACTCAACAAAAGATGACGATGTTGCGGTTAGGTTGTACCAAAGTATTATGAAATCTCATCACGATTTGGGGGATAATAAATTTTTAAGTAAAGAAAATAATTTAATATGTGAGTATAATTTTTATAAAGAAACAAGTACACATAATTTCATTTATTTCACATCTGAGGGTAAAAATATTTTTAAGAATTAAACAAAACACTTATTTGAAATTTTTTTGTTGAAAAGAAGAATATATAAGTTATGCAAATACCCGATCCAGAATTGTGGTCAAAGATCCACAACCAAAAAGTTTTCGAGATTGTTAATTTCGAAAGATTCAATTATCACATAGATAACAATCTTTCACTTTCTGAGAGCGTCTTCAGAATTGGTTCAGAATCATGGTTTCAGATGATCAATGAGGCCAGAGAACTTTGGGAAAACAACGTTTTGAATTTTAATGAGGATGAACTATTTTTTCTGGAGTCAGATCTAGGTAAAAGAGATTTTTTCGAAGGTGTTGAAGTTTGGCTTGACGTTCCATTTCTAGAAGAAGACCTACACGAGGCGGAATATAGAGGGAGAAAAGTAAATCTCAATAGACCTTTCAGAACTTCCGGAGGTCCTAGAAAATTTGGGGTCTACACAAAAAATGAATCCGGAAAAGTTGTTTTAGTTAGATTTGGACAGCCAGGAATGAGGGTGAGAAACGACGACCCTAAAAGGGCAAAGTCGTTCAGAGCCAGACACGGATGCGATAACCCTGGACCAAAATGGAAACCTAGATATTGGTCCTGTAATGTTGCCAGATATCGCAAACTTCTTGGCATTAAATCCAGTAGTCCCTGGTGAAATCCCTTCCGTTCACAGAAGATAAAATTTCTGACGGGATATACAAAAGAACATTTGATCCCTCAACTGAAAGTGTCGAACTGAAGTGGCATCAAGACTCCGAAGATAGGATTGTGATTTTTTTGGGTAACACCGATTGGATGTATCAGGAAGACGATGTTTTACCAGTTCCAGCCATAGGAGAATTTTTCATTCCTGCCGGAAAATGGCACAGACTTTTAAAAGGTAAAACAAAATTGGATGTTCTGATTCAAAAATTTTGATACATATAGAACATGAAACACCTTATTTCTTTTCGGGTTTATGAATCCAGAATCCCTCCTAGTTTGACCCCAGAACAGGAGGCTTTCCTGAATCGTTACATAAGAAAAGGAGGAAACTGGAGCGTGAATCCAACAACAGGTCTTGTTGACATCCAGGGTGATTTCTTTCCAGATAATGATGGATTGAAAAATTTTTTAGGAATTAAATTTGGAAATGTAACTGGGAATTTTTATTGTGCCGGAAACCAACTCCAATCCCTGGAAGGAGCACCACAGGAAGTTGGTGGGTTTTTTTGTTGTAAAGGCAACAATCTCAAATCTCTGGAAGGAGCACCACAGGAAGTTGTTGGGGATTTTGATTGTAGGTATAATCAACTTCAAACCCTGAAAGGATCACCACGGGAAGTTGGTGGGAGTTTCAATTGTTCCTCCAACGATCTCAAATCCCTGGCAGGAGCACCACGGGAAGTTGGTAGGGATTTCGATTTTTCCGAGAACAAAATCCAATCCCTTAAAGGAAAACCACAGGAAGTTGGTGGGGATTTTATTTGTTCCTACAACGAACTCCAATCACTGGAAGGAGCACCACGGGAAGTTTATGGGAATTTTAAATGTGGCGGAAACCAACTCCAATCCCTGGAGGGAGCACCAGAGAAAGTTTATGGGGATTTTTGGTGTACCGGCAAAAAAAACGGCATCAAACTCCAATCCCTGATAGGAGTACCAAAACAGATAAATGGTGGTTTTTATTGTGATAAATTCGAGTTAGTTCCGGGTGAATGGAGCATGGAAGCATGTGGTAAAATCTTAGGATCTGAAAAACATAGCCAAAAGGCAAAGGAACTAATTCTAACACTTCCATTTTTCAATTCCACTTATTGGAATTCCAAAATTTCTGAAAATCCTGAATCAGCCATTCTTGAACTTTCAGAATTTTGGGACGACATGCTAGACAATGTCAGAAATTCAATTCGTATTCCTTCGAATTTAAAGGACGATTTCGAGAACTTGTTGGATCTGGTGAGGAAAGGAATCATGTGAAATGTGAGCATATATACAGCATGAGACATCTCGTTCCCTTTCGGGTTTACGAATCTAAAAATACTTCTGGTTTGACTTCAGAACAGAAGGATTTTCTGAATCGTTACACACAAGGAACCTGGAGCGTGAATCCAACAACAGGTCTTGTTGACATTCAGGGGAAATTCTTTTTTAGAACCTACATTAACAAAGAAGCAAAAAGTTTTTTTGGAGTCAAATTTGGAAATGTAACTGAGGATTTTGATTGTTTGTACACTCAACTCGAATCTCTTGAAGGAGCACCACAGAAAGTTGATGGGAATTTTGTATGTTCCGACAACGGACTCCAATCCCTGGCAGGAGCCCCGCAGAAAGTTTTTGGAGATTTTAATTGTTCCGACAACGGACTCCAATCCCTGGCAGGAGCACCACAGGAAGTTGGTGGGGATTTTAATTGTTCCTTCAACCAACTCCAATCCCTGGAAGGAGCACCACGGAAAATTGATGGGGATTTTGATTGTTCCTACAACCAACTCCAATCCCTGGCAGGAGCCCCGCAGAAAGTTTTTGGAGATTTTAATTGTTCCGACAACGGACTCCAATCCCTGGCAGGAGCACCACAGAAGGTTGATGGGTATTTTCGTTGTTATGAAAACCAACTCCAATCGCTAGAAGGAGCACCACTGAAAGTTGGTGGGGATTTTTTTTGTTACGGCAACAAACTCCAATCCCTGGCAGGAGCACCACAAGAAATTGGTGGTGAATTTCAGTGTGATGAATTCCAATTAGATCCGGGCGAATGGAACATGGATGGATGGCTGGAAGTTCTAGAAAATGGATCCGAAGAGGCAAAGAAACTAATTATAACACTTCCCTATTTGGATTCAAACTTCTGGAATTCCAAAATTTCCCAAAATCCCGAATCAACAATTATTGAACTTTCAGAATTTTGGGACGATTTGCCAGATGAGTTTAGAAATTCAATTCGAATTCCTTCAGATCTGAGGGACGATTTTGAGAACTTGTTGGAACTGGTGAGATCCGGGATCATGTGAAATACGAAGATATATAAAAAAAACAAAAAAAATGAATACACATTTAAAAAAATTTACAACCTTCTTGAATGAAAACGAATTCCATAAAATCCCAGAAGAAGCTTTTTCCAAAATTTTAGAAGAAATGAAAAAATCTGGAAGAGTTGCAATAGATCTTTACACAAATTTCCCTAAATTCCCTGAAGGGTTTTTAAACGGATTAAAGAAACAAGCTCAAAAAGAGGGTACAACTTTAGAAGGAATATTAGATGATAAGATAAAACAAGATCCTACTCTCTTATATTATTTGAACGACTTTCCAGAAATAAAACAACAAGTTCTGGATAGAACTGGGGAAGATGATTTGTCTGTCGTAGGCTTTCTTTTGGATAAATAATCAGAAATTATAGAATAGAAAACAGAATATGGAAATAAAAGAAAAACTTGTTTCAACCAAAAGAAAATTCAAATGTTTGGTTTATAGAGAAAAGGCTGGTCGAAGAAGTCCTTGGACATGTAATTTTTATATCGGTTGTTCTAATGGATGTACCTATTGTTGCTGCTCTTACATTTTGAAACATAATTGGGACACTAAGGTAAATTTGATTAGACATTTCGAAAACGAAGATCATGCTTTAAAAATTTTTGAAGGAGAGGTCAGAGAAAATTTAGAATCTCTCCGCTCTAGAGGTAGACTTTTTTTTTCTTTGACAACAGATGCCATGTTACCTGAAACCAAAGAATTAACATACGGGGCTATGAAAATTTGTCACGACTTAGATATTCCTTTCAAGGTTTTGACGAAGTGCACAAAGTGGGTTGATGATAAATTTATTCAGGAATTCAAAAATCATGGAACTGTGTGGGGACAGCAGCCAAAGATGGATCTGTTCGCGTTCGGGTTTTCTCTAACTGGTCAAGATCAGGTTGAGATTGGAACAGATTCCAATGAAGAAAGAATACAGGCATTGATAAAAATAAACAAATTAGGATTTAAAACCTTTGCGAGTTTCGAGCCTGTTATCGATTTCAATTCAACTTTGAATATGATTTCAAAATCTCATGAACATATAGATTTTATGAGGGTCGGTTTACTGAACGGCCCCACCCGAAATAAGAACATAAATTTGGAAGCAATGGAAAACTTTTTTTCGAGTGTCATGAATAAAATTGGGGATGTCCCAGTTTATTGGGGAGATTCAATTTTAATTGGTTTAGGTAAGAGAAGAGAAGATCTTCCTGGAAATTGTGTTGTTGAAGAAATTTTCTGATGTCAAAGGTAGAATTGATGTACGATGAAGCTCTCAAATGGAAATCTTTTGGGATTGATTCTTTCGTAATGAGGGTAGAAGCCGAATTGGGAAGTAAGAAACTTTCCAAAAAATTCGTGAAGTTGAATTCAGAAATGTTACTTTCTAAAGAAAATATTCCAAGCGACGTTAATTTCTTTGGAATTTTTCTTCAAAATTCTGATTTAATTTGTTTGGATATAGAACATCTCCCATCCGGTTCTGTCCAAAATTTCTTTTTCTTTTTGGAAAGAGTGGGATTAAATCCAGACACATTTCTGATTGAAAATTCACTGAATGGAGGACTCCATATTTTCTTTAGAAATACAGGAACCAAATTAGAAACCAAACATTTTTTGCAATATGATGGGATAGGGTTCGATGTTCTGACTAAAGATAGAGTTTTTACCTCTCCATCTTTCTTTAAATCCAAAAAATATGAATGGTGGAACGGAGGTATAAAAGAGTTTACATCAAAAGAAGATATCCCTATTATTCCTTTACCTCTTTTAGAGATGATACAGAAATCTGAGTGTTGGAAAATCAAAAAATAAAATTTTGAATTATTTCTAAGATATATAAAAAAATTGAAAAAATGTTAACTTACATACATAACTTTTCAAATTGGAAAAATTACAAATCCGAAGGATATCTTGTTGAAAATGTAGATGCAGCAAAGTCTTTCATGGTGAAGAAACTAGCCAGGGAAAAAGAAATAGCACCATCTGATTTGTCACCTGAGGATAAAAAAAAGGCCTTAGAAAACAAACAGTTTCTCGAAATTATGGATTTAGTAAAAGACATGACAGGTTATGCACTTCCCATGGTTAAATTTCATTTCGACCAAGAAATTCCTATTGGATTTCGGAATGAAATTAACAATTTCGATCCAGAAAAATTCTTCGGAGATGACGAGCAAAACCGAAGAGAAATAAGTAACATTAGCCAACTTCTTGGTTGGCTGAAAACGAGAAAAGTTTTGATCGAGAGATTGCCTATGTCAGTAGATCAGTATGCTTCTCGACCGACAGAACCAGGTCAAATCAATGGATTTGAATCACTAGCAGATGCAATTAGAACTGTGGAATTGAACCAAAAAGGAAAATATTTTATAGACAGATTAACCGAAAAATACAAAAAACAATTCAAACAGCTCTCCCCAGAAAAACAACAGGCTTTATACGACATAGGAAATTCTTTCAGAAAATTCGATATGGAAGCAGCAGCAATTGGAAAGGAAAAAAAAGAATTTCCATCGAATTCTTTCATTTCAAAAATCAAAGCATATGAAAAAGTAGTAGATATCGAAGGTTTTATTCTAAAAGCTCAAGCTAATTTGAAATCTCTGAATAATGCATCTTATCAAGATATCATAGAAAAAATCAGATCTCTTTCACCCCAGGTTGGAATTGTATATGACGAACCCCCCTATTTGGTTTTGTCTTGTAGAACAGAACAAGCACAGATAGATTTATGTTCTATAGCCAACTGGTGTATAAATAATGGTAGATGGGGTTCATATGCAGGAAACGTAAACAATCCGGGGATCCAAATCAACATTTTCAATCTTGATTTGCCTGTATCTGATGTTCATTATTTAACTGGAACTACTATTACATACGATGGAAGAGTTACTCATTCTTCTGATAAAAACAATAATAATATCTTTCATGCAGATTCAAGAAAATCCATATACGACCATTTCAAAGGTTTAGGTTACCCAGAAGATCTTTGTAAAACTTTAGAGTACGTAATTCCGATTGAAATCATGACGAAAAAAACTTTAGAGAAAATAAAAGCAATTGGTAAAAAAAGTGCCAATAAAAACAATGCTCTGGGAAAAGCTCTATGGGATGTTGCAGGGCAAAAATTAGATAGGATGATTTTACAAGAAGAATGGAACGGAATTTTAGACGTTGTTGCCGAAGTACTTCAATCAGAGGACGGACAATTATTTAATTCTCTTAAAAAAATATATTTAGAAGCTGGGGTTCATAGTTTAGCATCTTTATCTATTTTTGAACAATTCATTTTTCCAAAACTAACACAAGATGAAAAGCAACAAGTTTTGGTAGCAACTGATAAAATTTTTAAACAGTTCCAAGGCCTACAAAGAATATGGAAAAATACAGGGATTAATCAATCCCAAGATGAAATCCAAATTAAGTTAGAAACTACTTTAGCATTGTTAGATCATGAAAAAGAAGTAAAAGATTCTCTGAAAATATTGATCGGGTGATAGAAAATAATACATATAAATATGTTAACTTACATACATAACTTTTCGAATTGGAAAAATTACAAAACAGAGGGATATCTCGTTGAAAATGTAGATGCAGCAAAGTCTTTCATGGTGAAGAGACTAGCCCGGGGGAAAGAAATAGCACCAGCTGATTTAACAGAAGAGGATAAAAAAAAGGCCCTGGAAAACAAACAGTTTCTCGAAATTATGGAGCTGACAAAAGACATGACAGGTTATGCACTTCCCATGGTTAAATTTCATTTCAACCAGGAAATTCCCATCGGATTTCGGAATGAAATCAACAATTTCGATTCAGAAAAATTTTTCGGAGATGACGAGCAAAATCAAAGAGAAATAAGTAGCATCAGTCAACTTCTTGGTTGGCTAAAAACTAGAAAAGTTTTGATCGAAAGATTGCCTATGTCAGTAGATCAGTATGCTTCTAGACCGACAGAACAAGGTCAGATTACTGGATTTGAATCACTAGCAGATGCAATTAGAACTGTGGAATTGAACCAAAAAGGAAAATATTTTATAGACAGATTAACCGAAAAATACAAAAAACAATTCAAACAGCTCTCCCCAGAAAAACAACAGGCTTTATACGACTTAGGAAATTCTTTCAGAAAATTCGATATGGAAGCCGCAAAAATTGGCACCTACAAAGATAAATTGCCATCAAACGTTTTCCTACAAAAACTCAAAGCCTATGAACGAGAAGTAGATATTGAAGGTTTCATTCTAAAAGCTGAAAACACTCTAAAAGCTCTCAATGATTCATCTTATCAAGAAATTATAGAAAAAATCAGATCTCTTTCACCCCAGGTTGGAATTGTATATGACGAACCCCCCTATTTGGTTTTGTCTTGTAGAACAGAACAAGCACAAAAAGATTTATGTGCTATAGCCAACTGGTGTATAAATAGAGGCTATTGGGGTTCATATGCAGGAAACCAAAGTGATCCAGGACTCCAAATCAACATTTTCAATCTTGATTTGCCTGTATCTGATGTTTATTATCTCACTGGAACTACTATCAAATATAATGGAAGAGTTACTGCTTCACATGATAAAAATGACCGTAGAATTATGCATCAAAATTCAGAAAAATCCATATACCACCATTTTAAAGGTTTAGGTTACCCAGAAGATCTTTGTAAAACTTTAGAGTACGTAATTCCGATTGAAATCATGACGAAAAAAACTTTAGAGAAAATAAAAGCAATTGGTAAAAAAAGTGCCAATAAAAACAATGTATTGGGAAGAGCTCTATGGGATGTTGCAGGGCAAAATTTGGGTGGGAATATTTCACAAGAAGAATGGAACGGCATTTTAGGAGTTGTTACTGAAGTACTCGAATCCGAGAACGGACAATTATTGAATTCTCTTAAAGAAGTATATTTAAAATCCGGAGTTCACAGTTTAGCATCTTTATCTATTTTTAAAGAATTCATTTTGCCCAAATTAACACCAGATGAAAAGCTAGAAATATTGGAATCAACAGATAAAGTTTTTGCCCTAATACAAAAAGCAAAAGAGAGATTTGGAGAAACCTCACAAAATAAACAAAGTACAGGGGAAAGCGATGAAACCAGACAAAGAGTGGAGGCAGTTATAGCCTTGGCAAAGGATGAAGATGAAGTGAAAGATTCCGTTACAAGATTGGTGGGGTTATAAACGGTAAAAAGGTAATTAATACGATTTATAAATTGTCCAAAGGAATAAGTTTACAATATTTGACTTGCTAACAATTCAGCCATAGAGGTTGAACCAGTTCTTTCTATATCTTGTGACATCATTTGATAAATTTTCGGACCCATATTTTCATTTCCCCTTATTCTTCTTTCTTCAAACCTAACAAAATTTCCGAAACCATAATCAGTGAGAGTTTCTAAAGCAAATGTGTTTGCATCTTCTTCTAGAATTCTATAATTTGTTAAAAATTGTTGTTCATTTCCATCCACAACTGTTTGAAAATATTGAGGCTCAAATATTCCATCGGAATATTGATCACAGTGTCTTGATTCGTGTAAGGCTATGAATGCTTTTATATGAGGAGGTCCTAAAGCTTTGCTATTTATACAAACGTCTTCTCCGTAAAAAAATACTCCTAATATTGGAAATTGGGTTTCGAATGGGAAAAAATGGATTTTGAAATTTGGTCTTTCCTGTGTCCAAAGTTCTGTGTATCTTTCCCCCTCATTTTCATTTAAACCTATTCTTCTTGTGAATTCCGAAATGTCTATAGCAGGTGGTAATGAAGAAAGAATTTCAAATTCTTGACTTGATTCGTTGATTTTGTTGAATGATAGGTAATTTCTAACGTGTTTCATGTTTGAAAATTTTATTCCCAGTCTATATCTACTGCTCCTGCAAATCCAGATCCATGTTGCATTTGTGCTCCTCTTTGTTCTGTTGGCATGAGCCAATCCAATTTGTCAGCCGCTGTTGCTAAATTTAGTAGGCAATCGGCCAATTCTTTACCTTTCTCTTCTCCGAGAATCCTATTCAGCTCTTGTTTAACTTCTGGCATGACCAAAATTCTTTTGGTGTTTTTAGCCTCCCCTTGTTGGATAAGATTAATCATTTTTCTTTTTTCAATCTCGGTCATCAATTTTTTCATGTCATCGGGTTATTTTTCAAGAAATCTAGTACTTGTTTCAAAGTTGCAAAATCATTTTCTTCTTTAGCTTTTCTTACAATTTCTTTCAATTGTTCTCGATTCATTGTAGAGAAATTTCTTGGGATTTCTTCCCCTTTTTCGGCAGCAAGATATTCATCATAAGCCTCCTGTTTCTTTCTATACTCTTCTTCCTGTGCTTGATATTCATATTCTTGTTTTAACCATAAATCTCTTTCTCCTACTCTTTCAATTACAACATCGATTAGTTCATCAATTTGTTTTCTGGCGGTTGGAGTTTTATCCAAAATACCAGACATCAAATTTAAAAACTCTTCTGAGGGTAGAACTTGTGGATTGATCATGTATCTCCAAAGTTCTTCAGCGAGGTTGTCGTAAATTTCAACTTTGGGGTTTACAAAAATAAAATCTTTCAGATCTTTTGCTACTTCAGGTCCATATCTCCATTCATCAGGTTCATCAGAAAGCCTAAATTGTGATTCGACTGCTGCATCGAGTTCTCTGTCCCCAGACTCAGCATTCTGTGACAAAGCCCTCCAAATTCCCTTCACAGTTTCGTGGATCAACATTGAAAAATCCGCTCCTCTTGCCCTAATAACAGCTCTTGTTTTCCCTGGAGGTGGACCTTCGTTGGCATCTGTCTTCCTGAAGCCCGAATCGATAAATCTTCTCATTTCTGGACCTGTTGACATTTTTATGTCCAACTTTATGTCATAAAAATCCAAAATGGGTTTATATAACTTGGTAATTACTCGTGTGGCTAAATCTTCCAATTCCTTTTCGTGACCCCGAGAAAGTTGCGCAGATCTAGAAAAATTAGACATCATTTCCGAACCTGCTTGTCCTGCTCCGTATCCACCCTCTGGCTGATTGGCTATATTCAATCTCGTCTTGGCCCTCTGAGTAATTGAATCCAAGTAACCCTTAGGAATTGAAGTCATGTCCTTTACCCTAACTGCTTCGTTAAATGACAAGAAAGAATAAATTCTATTTGTTTTTGACATCTGTTTTTTATTTTTTTCTCATTCTAAGTTCTCTCAGATATCTTTTTACCACATCCATTTCGTTTGGTTTTTTTGTTTTTGCCACTGGCCCTTGTCGCTGTCCTGGAGGTGTAATTAATGGAATATGACTTGGTCTTGGGTTAGGCTTTGGCTCTGGCTTCGGACCAGGGTCTGGAGGAGGTAGGGGCTTTGGATCTCTTTTCGGTCTTGTAGGAACTTGTGGTTTGTAAGGGGTTTCCTTCTCCTCTTCTTTTTCTGGTTGTCTTGCTGGTTCTGCCTCGTTAATTCTCGAAGATTTAAATTCCGAGAAACTAGTGACTCTTCTGAATGAATTAGATTCAAACAGAGAAAATTTCTTTTGTACGAATCTTGTATTTGATTCCTGAACAATTTCCGAAAGATGCTTCCCATTGATTACTAGTTCGTCTTTAACAACGTCATAATCAACTTTGATCTTTGTCCCTTCTTCCACATCATCCTCAATCAAATAAGAAGCAATTGGATCTTCGATATATCTTCTAATTGCTCTTTTCATAGGTCTTGCTCCCATACTTGGGTCAAATCCATATTTAACAAGTAATTTATAAACTGAATTACCCCAAACAAGTTCAATCTTTTGAGTGTCTTTTAATCTTTCTGATACTTTTTGCAATTCTGCTGTTGCTATTCCTTTAATTGCTTCTTCTGATATTGGTTGAAAGATCACAATATCATCAATTCTATTTAAAAATTCTGGAGAGAATTTTTTTTCTGTTTTCAATGCCTGTAGGATCCTTTCCCTCATCTGTTCTTTCGTTTCTCCTCCCCCAGATTTTTCTGAATTTGATGAAGTAAATCCCCCGATTTTGGTTCTTTCCGCCGATTTGGGATCTTCTTGAGGCTTCATACCGGCGTTTGATGTCATTATAATAACCGTATTCTTAAAATCTACAGTTCTACCTTCCCCATCCGTCATTCTTCCATCTTCAAATACGCCCAAAAGAGATTGCAAAACTGTTTTAGAAGCTTTTTCTATCTCATCAAGTAAAATCAAAGAATATGGTTGTCTTCTTACCTTTTCGGTGAGTTGGCCTCCCTGGCCATAACCAACAAATCCAGGAGGGGCTCCTATTAATTTCGATCCTTCGTGTTCCGCTGCAAATTCAGCCATATCAAAACGAATTATCGCTTTTTCGGAACCAAAAATTTCCTCTGCTAATTTTTTGACCAAGTATGTTTTACCAGTTCCGGTGGGTCCAACAAATAAAAAAACCCCCCCTGGTCGGTTTGGATCTTTCAAACCAACACTATTTCTTCTAACTGTTTTCACTACAGTATCAACTGCATCGTCCTGTCCTATTACTTTTGCCTTCAAATTCCTCGCAAGCTCTTTCAAAGAGGCTTTATCTGATTTCTTCATAGTTTGAACAGGTATTCCTGTCTTTTTAGCCACCAATTCCTCAGCCATATCCCTGGTAATATCTACTCTCTCCCCCATTTCTCCATTTTTTGACATTTGTGTTAGCTGTGATTCGATTTCTCTTTTATCATCGTCTAATTGTGCTGCTAGATCATAGTTTCCTTTTTTAGATTCAGATTCTATACGTTTAATTAGATCTTGACGGGTTTCTTCCAGCGATAATGCTTTGGGGTTTCCCCCGGCAGACATTCGAATTTTTGCTCCCGTTTCATCCATCAAATCGATTGCTTTATCCGGCAAAAATCTGTCGGTGATGTATCTTTGTGAAAGTTTATAAAATGATTCTAGAGCTTCTTCTGTGTACTTTACGTTGTGAAATTGCTCGTATTTATTTTGAATTCCCCTCAAAATTTCCATACATTCTTCGTAAGAAGGTTCATTTACCATAACCTTCTGGAATCTTCTTTCCATCGCTCCATCCTTTTCTATAGAATTTCTATATTCCCCCAAAGTAGAAGCACCAATTAAATGAAGTTGTCTTCTTGCAAGAAGAGGTTTCAAAGGATCATAAAGTTTTTCGCTTAAGGAATGAATTTCGTCCATAAACAAAATTAATGGTTCTGACTCTATCTCTTCCAGAAGCTGACCCCAGGCAGGAGATGACATGGCTTGATTTAAATTCAACATTAATAAAGATGTTCCTTTCAAGAAATTTGGACATTGAGGACTAGCCATGAGTAAAGCTAGTTTTTCTACTACGGCAGTTTTTCCAACCCCAGGCTCTCCAATCAAAACTGGATTATCTTTTGTTTTTCTAGCCAAAATGAGTAAAACTTGGTCCAGTTCTTTTTCTCTTCCTATCACCGGATCTATTCTTCCCTCTCTTGCCTCTTCAGTTAAATCAACACCAAAACTTTTCCAAACCGTACCTCCTCCTACTCCGCCTTGGCCTTCGGGACGATTCTCATTACCATCCTCATTTTCGAATTCATCGTTTGCTTCACTCAAACGTTTTGAATATAATTTGCTTAATCTTTTCATCGAATTTTTTTTTATTTCTTATATATCTTCAAAAGATTCGAAAGTACTAAGAAACATAATTTAATTATGGGATATAAGAAAACAAGGCGTAGTTCTGCTTCAAAAAAAATTTAAAAATTATGGCAATATTTTATTTTCTTTTAGGTGCGCTTACCGTGGTGGTCTTGGTCACCGTGGCGGGTGTGTTTAAGATGAATTCGGATTTAGACCGAAAAATCACAATCAAAATCTCCGGCCACATCGAATCGGTCATGAAAGAGATTGAAATTACAAGGAACAATTTACACTCCGATGATTCTTACATCCACAATCGGATCGATGAAGTTCTCGACGAAATCAATAAACGAGAAGAAATCGGAATCAGATCGGGAAGAGAACAATTCGAATCCTTACAAAAGCAGTTGGATTCCAGATGCGATAAGCTCTGGGCTCAGGTGAATGCAAATTACGAGTTGAGCCAAATGAGGCTCAACGAAATTTCAAACAAAAAAAATTCCCAGACAGGGGGATAAAATCGCAGAACTACGCCTTGATTTAAACTTATATCGTGAAAATTTTAGGAATTTCTTATGGAGCTCATTCTAGTTCAATAAGCTTGCTGGAAAACGGAAAAGTCGTTTTCTGCTTGGAGGAGGAAAGACATTCTAGAGTTAAACCGTATGTTGACTTTTATAATAATTGGTTCAGATTTCCACAGATGTCCTTAAATGAATTGTTTGGCAGGATTGGAATAAAATGGGAAGATATTGACCTAGTATCATCCCATAATTCATTTGAAGAAATACAATATGTTTTGTCTTGTGTAGGTATTTCCTTTCAAGATCCAAACAAATTTTTTAAATTTGACCATCACGAGTGTCATGCTTTGGGAGCATATTATTTCAGCGGATTCGAAGAAGATTGTTTGAATATAGTTTTGGATGGGGCTGGTTTTGGAGCATCAGGAAAATATTATTTGGGTAAAAATGGCGAATTATTATTAATTTCTGAAATTTCGGGGGTAGGCGAAGAGGGATCTATGGCTTCTTTAGGATTATTTTATTCTATAGTCACCGATTTTTTAGAATTCAAAAGGGTTAAGGATGAGGGTAAAGTAGTTGGCATGTCATCACATGGCAAATTTAACCAGAATTATTATGACCTTTTTTATGACCTAATTAGGGGAGAAGGTTATCACACAAGATTTATTTCTTTGGACCAGATGGTCAAAACTTTGAATCAAAATTTTTACAATTTGATTGGAGGTAGATTTTGGAAAAATGAAAAACAAGATTTGGCATACAACGCACAATTGGCTTTCGAAAATAGAATAGTGGAGATTGTTGAAAGTTTGCATTCTGAATTTCCCTTTGCTAGAAAATTGGTTTTATCCGGCGGTGTTTTTGCAAACATCAAAGTAAATAAAAGACTGAATGATCTGGATTGGGTGGATGAGGTTTTTGTCATGCCACCAATGTCAGACGAAGGTATTTCTGTGGGATCTTGTATTGGTGCATACAGAAAAATAAATTCTGACTTCAGGCCGAGAAAAATACAAAATGTATTTTGGGGAAGTTCTTTTTCGTCTGATGAGGTAATTTCCCAATGGGATAATCGGAAATTTGGGGCCAAGAAATATGTGGTTTCGGATGTTGCAAAGTCCTTATCCGAGGGAAAGATTATTGGTTTTTTTCAAGATGGATATGAACATGGTCCTAGAGCATTAGGTAATAGAAGTATTTTGGCGCATCCTGGTTTGAATTCGACTTACAAGAAGGTTAATGATAGACTTCAAAGGAATGATTTCATGCCTTTTGCTCCATCGGTTTTATTCGAAAAAGCACAAGAAATTTTCGAATGCTCCAAATCTAATTATACCGGAGAATTTATGACTATGCTTTATAACACTAAACCGGATTGGATAGATAGGATCCCAGCGGTGGTTCATCCGATTGATAAAACCGCCAGAGCACAAATTGTTAAATTTGAAAACAATCCAAAATTTCACGAGATTATCAATGAATTTTATTTGTTGACCGGAATTCCTTTACTTTTGAACACATCATTCAATGTACACGAAGAGCCAATTGTTTGTAAACCATCGGAAGCTTTTGCACATCTTGAAACGGGAATTGTTGATGAGTTGGTCATAGGAAATTTAATTTTTTCAAAATTAGATTGAATAAAAGAAACTTTTACTTGAATACACATAAAAACAAAAACGGAGGTTTGGCAGAGCGGTCGAATGCGACAGTCTTGAAAACTGTTTTACGGGGAACCGTAACCGGGGTTCGAATCCCTGAGCCCCCGCACCAAGCGGGAGTAGCTCAGTTGGTAGAGCGACAGCCTTCCAAGCTGTAGGTCGCGGGTTCGAACCTCGTCTCCCGCTCTAATCTTAATTAGATGAAAGAAATTTTTCTTGTTGCCGCACACATTTCTGATGAAATCCAGCTTTCTTTTATCAGTGAGCTCATAGGAAATTTAAGAAAGGAAAAAAAGGAATTTGCGATTGTTAGCCATTCTCCAATCCCTGAATTTCTGACCAAAGAATCTAAATTCTATGTTTATGATTCAGATAACTATTTAATTCCTAAATATAAAATTCATACGGAAGGATATGGTCATAGAAATTTTTACTTTTGGAATTTTGGTAATTTTAAAATTTCATCTTCTAATTTTTTGTGGGGAAATACTGATAATTATGGAATAGCCTGTTTGAAATTGTTACAGAGAGGGACTTTGATGGCAAAATCTTTTGGGTATGATATTCTTCATTATATTGAATATGATTATAATTGGAAAAATGAAGTCTCCAACCAATTTTATGAAATATTAACAAAAGATTTAGATACAGATTTAGTTTGTTTTTGGCAAAAAAAAGATCCAATTAATCATTTGCTTGGAAATTTCTTTTCTTTCAGAATCAGTTCATTAAAGAATAAAATTCTTTTTTTACAAACCGAAGATTTATTTGATCTGATCCGGTCTTATGATTTTTGCGGGGAAAGAGTTACGGAAACATTTTTTCAACCGGAAAAAATACATCGTATAGAAAAGGAAAATTTGGGACTTGAAAACAGAATTTCTCGCGATAAATTGAATAAGAGTTTAGAAATCTGTTTCTATCAGGAAGGTCCAGAGAATTTGGATTTTTTTTGTTACAACGTTAGCCCAAATTGCATAAAATTGAACTTGACATTAGACTCTATTAGAGAAGAAATTGAAATAAATTCCCAAACCTGGATTTTGAGAAAAATTGGTAATCCAGAAAAAATTAAAATTGAATACGAGGAAAAAATAGAAGAAATAGATTTATCGAATAAAGAAATGTATGATTTTTGGGTTGGATCTACTAAAATAGAATGGAGGTAATCTAAATCCTGTTTAATCTCGAATTTTCTTGTTTAAGTTGAGAAATAATCAAATCTGTAGTTGCTTGATTTTTTTCTATTTCATCAGAAATTTTTTCGCACAGATCTTTCATATTTTTCAAAATTTGACTTTTTTCTTCCTCGGAGTTAGATAATTCCAAAGATAAAATTAAAGATTTTAACTGATTTATGTATTTAGATAATTCCACAGATTTGAAAATTATTTACACAAATATAACCCAAACTCCGAAAACTTTTCCATAAAGTACATAAAATTATATATCAAATTTTGAAATCACAATGGCTAGACTTCCAAATCCACCAGTCGGTCCTGTTGAAATGCGACCTCCTCATATTTTCAATGTGATCGAATGTCCTAGCTGTAACGTTCCTAAAGGATGGGGATATGAGGTCGTCTTTGAAAACAACGAACTTTATTGTGGAAAACTTCTTTGTTTTAAGGCTGAAGCCAAATTTTCAATGCACTATCATTTGATCAAAGATGAAACTTGGTATGTACAAGAGGGAACTTTTTTATATAGATATATCGACACCAGAAATGCCGAAGTTGGTGAAACAAGATTAGAAAAAGGTGATTCAGTTCGGCAAATGCCCGGCCAGCCACATCAATTGGAGGCAATAACAGATGGAATAATTTTCGAGGTTTCTACTCAACACTTTGACGAGGATTCATATCGGGTTTGGAAAGGGGACAGCCAAAAATGAATACAAATAAAATGACGGGAAAAGATTGGAAACTTTATTCGGATAAATCCAATTACTATTGGAATCAAAATCTTGATTTTGTTTTAAGTTCCAACCATTTTATTCATTATGAATTTTTCTTTAAAGAAATTTATGGATGGGAATATTCCGAAACTAACTGCATTTATGAAATGTGGGGTTGCAAACTAGATTCGGGTGACGTGGTGGTTGATTTGGGAGCAAATGTAGGTTTTTTCACCCACCTAGCTGCAAAAAAATGTAAAGAAGTAATAGCAATAGAGGGAGGTTATGAAATTTTTTCTTGTCTTGTTGAAAATACAAAAGAACACGACAATGTAAAATATTTAAATGCTTCTATTTTGGGAAAATCTTTAGAACCCACAAATGTATGGTCGCCAAAACACAATCCTCTTTATTTGCAGATTGAGGATGTTTTCAAAATTTTCAATTTGGAAAAAATTGATTTTTTAAAGTGTGACATAGAAGGAGGTGAATATGATTTACTTTTAAATTTGGATGAATCAATCCTAAATAAAATCAACAAAATAGCAGTGGAGATGCACGACCCTGCCCGTAATGAAAATTTCTTTATACCAGGAAAAGTTAGACATTCTTTTTATTGGGACGTAAATAATAATGGGGAATATCAGACGATGTTTTATTTCGTAAATCAACAATAAATACAAATAAAATAACTGAAAAAGATTGGAAAATTTAAACAAAAGAAAAAACAGAATCACAAATCACTAAAATTACAATAAAATTATAATTCATATTTCTATGTCAAACAAATCCAAAATTTTTACAGCTCTCAAAGAGAGACACAGAATTTATCTTGATCTAAAACAAGAAGTTTTAAGTAGAGATCCTTATTGGAATTTGAATTTTCCATTAAAAGGAGAATTACTTTCCGAGTGGAGACAATATGGAGTTAATTTGATTCGTAGTGAATTTGGATATGACCAGAAAAAAGCAGAAATTGAAATGTCTTATCTTGAAATGGAATATGGATCTTCTTCCACCTAATTAAAATTCAGAATGATAAAATTAATTATTTTCGATCTTGACGGTGTTCTTTTAAATTCTAAAAAGTTGCACTTCGATACTTTGAACGAGGCCTTGGGTCCTCAATTCTTAATTTCATGGGAAGAACATCTTGCAAAATTTGATGGTTTGAAAACAAATCAAAAATTAGATATTCTAACGCGGGAAAAGAATTTAAATCCTTCTGAACATAAATCAATTTGGGAGAAAAAACAAAAATTGACAGCACAGTACTTAAAGAACCTAAATCAAGATCATAAATTAATTCATCTTTTCCAATCTCTTTCAAATTCCGATTATAAGATAGCGGTTTGTTCCAACTCAATTCGAAAAACGGTTTTGATCACCACGTCAAAGTTGGGAATTATAGAATTTCTTGATTTAATTTTATCTAACGAGGATGTTAGAAATAGCAAGCCCCATCCAGAAATTTATTGGTCCGCTATTTCTTCCTTCGGTTTTACCCCAGAAGAAACTTTAATCGTTGAAGATTCGCCGTATGGGTTATTGGCAGCTTCACGTAGCAATTCCAATGTTCTTCGAGTTTCCGGACCAGAAGAAGTAACTTTAAAAAATATACAATCTAACATAGAAAAAATAAATAAATCAAAAAACAAAATCATCCATAAGTGGAAGGAAGAAAAGTTAAATGTTTTGATTCCCATGGCTGGAGCGGGAAGTAGATTCCAACAAGCTGGTTACACTTTCCCAAAGCCTCTGATTGAGGTAAATGGGAAACCGATGATTCAGGTGGTTGTCGAAAATTTAAATTTGGATGCACATTACATTTTTGTTGTTCAAAAATCACACAGGGAAACTTACAATTTGGATTCATTGTTAAAATTGATTGCACCGGGATGTGATATTGTTGAAACGGGAGGAATTACGGAGGGAGCAGCTTGTACCGCTCTACTGGCCAAATCTTTTATTGATAACGACCAACCTCTCTTTTTTGCCAACTCTGATCAATTTGTGGAATGGGATTCCATAGAGTTCATGTACAAAATGAACGAAACACAGGCTGATGGCGGAATGGTCACCTTTGAAGCCACACATCCCAAGTGGTCTTTTGCTAAATTAGATTCTAGTGGATTGGTAACAGAAGTAGCAGAAAAAAACCCAATTTCTAACGTAGCTACTGTAGGATTTTATTTTTGGAAAAAAGGTTCAGATTTTGTTAAATATGCAGAATCTATGATACAAAAGGAAATTAGAGTCAATGGGGAATTTTATGTTTGCCCTGTTTTCAACCAGGCCATAAAAGATGGGAAAAAAATTATTAATTACGAGATTCAAAAAATGTGGGGACTTGGTACTCCTGAAGATTTAAAATTTTTCTTGGAAAATTTTGGAGATTGAATTTCACATGGAACATTTCATCAATTCAAATATATAATTTGAAACTCAAAACCAAAAAAATGAAAATTTTGTTTTTCTTGCTTGTCTCGGCTTTTATTCTGAGCTCTTGTTCTACCCCCGCAGAAGAAACTGCTCCTTCCGAGGAGACAACAGTGGATTCTACTGTAGTTGAATCGGCGGACACCACCTCCGTAGATTCAATCGTTGCGGCCCAGTAATTCCGGACAAGCTTAAAACCCGGCCCAATTCAGGTCGGGTTTTTT